ATGGATGAAAAGAGACAAAAAAAAGAAATGGATTTAGAAGTAAATTCCTTTGTTCCTTTATATCAACAACTATATGACAACATAAAAAAACAAATAGCATCTGGCATATATAAACCAGGAGATAAACTTCCATCTGAAGGAGACTTATGTAAAGAATTTAATATAAGTCGTATAACTGTGAGAAATACGACTTTTTTATATAAAATAGCAAAATAACAGTGTTTGAGCAAAAAAAAAGAATGTTTTTTATCGTTTTGCCACCTGTTTGCCACCATAACTTTTTTCGGTGGCAAATTATTGTAAAATGCCCTCCAAAATATCTATTGTTTCACTTTCCATTTTACTTGTAACATGTGAATATGTATCCATAGTGGTTGATAATTGACTATGACCTAATCTTTGTTGTATATATTTTACATTAGCTCCATTTTCTAATAATAATGTGGCATGTGTATGTCGCAAGCAATGAAAATTAAAGTTAATATTTAGTTTCTTGTTAATAGTTCTTATAGCAGCGTCAATATTGTTGTGATTTACAAATGAGCCATCTTTTTTTCTACAAACCCAATCATACTCAGTTTCTTTATACCATTTTCCAATTTTAATTTTTTGTTTTTTTTGATTCAATTTTTCCTCTTTTAATATTCTAGACAAAGTATCACCTATTTTAATATCTCTTATTGATGTTTTTGTCTTAGGTGATGCTAATTCAAATTCTGAAACTTTTCTCTTTATTAAATTTTTTCTAACTTTGATTATATTATTATCTAAATCAACATTATCCCAACAAAGACCTAATATTTCTCCTTTTCTCATGCCTGTATGAAACCCTATAAGTAGAGGAATATAGATATTTGTATTTTTAGGATATATTTCTAGTATTTTATTGAACTCATCTAGTGTTATAGTCTTGTTATCTGACTCATTTTTTACCTTTAAAACATTTTTTGGTATACTGGCATATTGAACAGGATTTTCCTTAATGAGTTTGTAAGGGTAAACAGCAGATTTTAAAGCAGCATTTAATACAACATAAATCGCTTTTAAAACTCCTTTTGTGTAGTGTTTTTCTTCTCCGTTTTGTGTGTATGTCTCTTTTGATTTATTATTTAAAAATTCTTGAATAATAGCTGGATTTATAGATTTTAGCTTACATTTACCAAGTCTAGGTTCTATATGATTTTCAATTAAATTTCTATAACTTTCCTGAGTATTGTATTTGCAATTAAGAAGTACATACTCTTTGTACCAAAAGTTAAGATAGTCTGATAAACTCATATTTGTTTCATCAAACACTATACCAGCATTTTCATATTCATTTATTGCATCACGGAGCGATTTTTCAGCTTCTTTCTTAGTGTTTCCACCAACTCTTTCTACCTTTTTTCTCTTGCCATCTACTATACCTGCATCAAAGTAGTAATACCACTTCTTTCCACGTTTTCTTACGCCGCCTTTCATAAAATTTCTCCTCTCAAAAGCTTTTTTTATGTAATTATATAATAACATATATCAATTTAAATAAAATAAATAAAAAAGACTATAAGAAACAAAGTTTTATGTTTATAATTAATAGTCTTTTTTATTTAGATACATATTTAATGTTTTTTATCACGTGATTCCAGCACTTTTTCTGCCAAATAAACAACTATTTTTTCATACTCAATATCAGTTTCTAAAGAAAAGTCAACAATAGCAGGTATCGTCATATCTCCTGCATATTTATTACCTAACCAATTTTCAATTAATTCCAATTCTTCTTTGCTTAATTCAAATTTTTTCTTTTTATTAAAACTTAAGTTCAATTTATTCACCTCAAATAATATTATATATTAAAAATAGTATTTGATAGAAACATTCGAATTATTTATGTAATTTTCTTTTTTTAATATATTCATCAGCAAAATAATTTACTAAATATTTTTCTTCCAATCCTAAAGCTATTTCTAATTCAATAAGAATAGGGATAGTTAAATCTTTATCCTCATTATTTTCCAACCTAGAAATTTGACTTCTGTGGCAACCAACTCTTTTTGCTAACTCTATTTGTGTTAATTTCTTCTTTTTTCGTAACTCTTTTAACATATATTTAACCTACCTTTTAGATAATTTTATATATGTTAGTTTGTGTAATTTCTTGTAATAAATGTGCAATATTCGCACACTTTTTGTTGGAAATTTGTGCTAGAATGTAGTTAAGAAATAACTTTATCTAGATAAAGCAAAAATAATAGAAGCTATAAAATATAATAATATTTTACAGTTATTTTATAGTTTTAAGCTTTGAAAAAGAGGTGGTTGTAACTATTTTTAAGAACGTATGTTTCGTGGAATTAATAAATAAAATATTTTATAGGGGATGATATATTTGAATAAGACGAAATATTATGATATTTTAAAGTTAAACTTATTAATGAAAAAGTTGAAAGAATTGGATAAAAATAAAATCAATGAATATAAAATAAAAGTGAAAGAAATACATAAAATCAATAAAAAAGAGGAATGATTCCTCTTTTTTATTATATTCATTTTCAGAAATAAACTATTTTTTATTTTTTTCGTCTAGTAAAAATAATTCTGCAACTTTTAATGCTTTTTCTCTTGCGTCTGGGCTTAGCTCGCTAAATATATTAAAAACTTCTTTCATATCTTCGTCAAGATACATATTCTCAATAAGCTCCTTTTCTGTTTTAAAATTTTCAGCATCATAATCTTTTTCGTTTTTATTTATAAATAAGCTATTTCTAACATCAGTTCTTCCTAATAAATAATCTGTAGACACATCAAAATAGTTTGCATATTCTTCTATTGTACTTTTCTTAGGTTCTCTTAAACCATTTTCTATCCTTGATAGTGTAGATTTGTTTATATGTAAATCCTCGCTTAATTTGTCTAGCGAGATGCCTTTTTCTTCTCTCAATTCTTTTATCCTATTCAATTTGCACAACCCCTTTTTATATTAATTCCAAAATAGCAACTTTTATTTATATTATAGCAACAAAATTAATTATTACAATTTTTTTTGCTAAAAAAGCAACAAAAGTATTGACTATAATCACAAAACTTGATATTATATAAATATGAAGTTGCCAAAATAGCAAAAAGGAAGTGATTTAATGTACTTAAATAGATTAGAAGGATTGATGAAGGAAAATAGACACACCCAAAAAAATGTGGCAGATATATTAGGTCTTAGCTCATATGGTTTTAGATTAAAATTAAAAGGAAAAAACGAATTTAAAGCAAGTGAAATAAAAAAGATATCTAAATTATATAATGTATCTGCGGATTATTTTTTTTCAGATGAAGTTGCTAAAATAGCAATAAAAGAAGAAAGGGGCAATAATAATGAAGAATCTAACCATAATCAAGCAAAATAATCAATTTTTAGTTGAAAGTAGAGAAGTAGCAGAATTAATAGAAAAGAAGCACGATAATTTATTAAGAGATATAAGAGGATACAAGAAGATTTTAGAGGACTCATCAAATTTGAGGAGTCAAGATTTCTTTATAGAAAGTACTTATATAAATACTCAAAATAAAATCCAACCTTGCTACTTATTAACTAAAAAAGGTTGCGATATGGTAGCTAATAAAATGACAGGAGAAAAAGGGATTATATTTACAGCAATTTATGTAACTAAGTTTGAAGAAATGGAGCAAGAGTTAAAAGAACAACAACCTAAATTACCAACTACATATAAAGAAGCACTGCAACAGTTATTAATCGAAGTTGAAGAAAAAGAACAACTACAATTAGAAAATCAAGAAAAGGATAAGGTAATCCAGTTACAACAACCAAAAGTACTGTTTGCTGATTCGGTAGCGTCTTCTGACAATTCAATCCTAGTTGGAGAATTAGCAAAATTGCTTAGACAAAATGGAATTGATACAGGACAAAATAGATTATTTGACTGGTTAAGAAATAATGGTTACTTAATAAAACGTAAAGGTGAGGATTACAATACACCAACTCAAAAAAGTGTAGATTTAGGAGTTATAGAAACAAAAGAAGGTACAAGAGTACATCCAGATGGTCATACAAGTATTACTAAAACACCTAAGATTACTGGTAAGGGACAAATATACTTCATTAATAAATTTAAAAGTAGCAAACAATTATCAATGTTAAGTTAAAACATAACAGTACCTTGAAAACTAAATACAGAATATTCAAAAGAGGTGATTGAATTGAAACACGAGCAAACAACGCTTCGTATACCAGAAGACTTGTACAAAGCGTTGATAGATTTAAGTAAGGAAATCGGAATGCCTATTGCATCTATTGTAATAATTGCGTGTTGGTTGTATATATCAAAGATAAATTAACCAATGAGATATGCAAAATGAATGCACAGCATTATTTATTAGAGAATTGACTGATAAATTATTTTCTTTAGCTGTTTTCTCTAGCAACTCTTTTAGGACACCAGGAATCCTAAGAGTAGAACGAACAGTATCATCACTTTTATACGAGATTGATTGAAGTTCATTAACTTTTGAATTTCTAATAATATCATTAATAGCGTATAGAATAAGCGAAGATTTGAGAATGCCTGTTTGATAAGAAATTTTTTCTAAATTTTCATTTAATGGTGTATATATTCTTACAGTAATAGTAGTCATTTTGACACCTCCCTAATGACATTATACAAAAAATATTTAAAAAAGTCTTGACACTAAAATAGTGTCATAATATAATGATTATAGACAGTAAAACAGTGTCATAAGGAGGGAGGAATAAGAATGGAAAAAGTAAGAATGACAGTAAGGCTCGTCCCAAAATTAAATCAATATGTACAGAATATAGCCAAAGAATGTGGAAAAAGTAAAAATTCTATTATTGTGGATGCATGTTGGGAGTTTATTGAGAAAATAAAAAAAGAAAATAAATTCAATGTAGAAAGCGAGGAATAAATATGAATAATCTACAGATATTTGAAAAATTGGAATTTGGACAAATAAGAATGGCAGAGATTGATAATAAGCCTTACTTTGTAGGAAAAGATGTTGCAAAGTCATTAGGTTATAAAAATACTAATGATGCAATTTTAAGACATTGCAAAGGGGTAGTGAAACACGAGGGGTTTAAAATTAATGGTATTAAGATTGCTTTGATAACTGAGGGTGATGTTTATAGATTAATAGTAGGTTCAAATCTACCAAATGCAGAAAAGTTTGAGAGTTGGGTGTTTGATGAAGTGCTTCCAAGCATAAGAGAAACAGGTCAATACCAAACACAACAGCATGTAATAACAGAACTTACAGGAACTATAGGAGACTTAAAAGGAACAATAAAAGAATATAAAAAGTTGTGTAAGATAACATGCTCTAAGAAACAACAGTATTCTAAATACATAAAGAATAGACTGGATATAGACAAAGCTAATAAAGAATACAACCAAGTGAAAGCAAGGCTATTCCTAATTCTTGGAGTTGAGAAGTGGGAAGACATAGACTTCGATACATCTAATAATTTAATACAAATTATAGATGATTGTATAAGAGTTATAAAGTCAGAGAGACCATACAAGCAGTTGAGTTATTTTGAAAACTAAATACAGAATATTTTGAAATATATTGTTTTAATTAATTATTAACTAGGAGGTTAAATACATGAAAAATAATATAAGCGATTCAAGAGTAAAATATTTTTGCAAGTGTCCATACTGTGGGTTTGATAATGAGGTAGAAGTTAAAAAAGGATTGAAGCCTAAAATATGTTGCATATGTACAAAAGAAGTTGAGTATGAAAAACTGGAGCAACAAAGTACTCCAGCAAAATAAAATTAATAAATATGAATATTTTTACAAGAATCTAATTCTTTTTCTAACTTATTAACAGCATGGTTATATTGCAGTGCCTGTTCTGCTATAAAGTTAGAATTTGATATGTGTTCTTTACACATAGGGCATGGTAGCCCATTATCACAAACTTCCCTAAATTTAGATTCTGTTATGGTAACTTTTGTACCACAATCGAAACAAGTAGCTTCAATTTTAGTTATTTTACCGATATTCATAAATCACCACCTAATCATATATTTATAGGATTTATCCTACAAATATAGTATATCAAAGGAGGGAAATAATGGCAATTAATGACAACATAAATAAAATTTTAAGAGATAGAAATTTAAAAGCGTGGAAATTAGCAAAAGAAATAGGCGTAGATTCAGGAAATTTATATGCAATTTTAAGAGGAGAAAATAAAAATCCAACTATAGATACATTGATAAAACTAGCTGACTATTTAGATGTTACATTAGACGAATTAGTTGGAAGATAGAAATTAAATACAGAATATTTTGAAAGTAGGTGTATTGTATGGCAAAAGCAGTAGCTAAAGAACAATTGTTTTATAGGGCAAAAGATATAGCTAAGATTTTAGATGTATGTGAAGCAACCGCTTATAAAATAATTGGAGAATTAAATAAAGAATTAGAAAAAGAAGGTTTTAAGACTTTTTCTGGCAGGGTATCAGTTGCTTATTTTAAAGAAAGATATTGTTATAAGCCAAGAAAGGGGGTGATTTAGTTGAATGTAAAAGGTACTAATAGCTTATATACAGTTTTGCAATGATAAGCAAATAAAAGCAAGTTTTGAAGGTCTTAGAAAATACAACAGAGATATAGAGTTAGTTAACTTGTATTTACCAAGTAAATTAAAAATAAATAAGGAGGTCTAATTGTATATGGTATTTAATTTAGAGAAGTTCAAAGTGGGAAATGCGATAAGAATAAGTTGTGAAAGATTTGGTTTTGAAATTGATTGTATTGTAGTAGTAGCAACAGAAAAAGAATTAAATTTAGCATACTTTGATGAAGGTAGAGGCTGTATGGAGTATCAAGCCTTAATAACAGAAGATATTCAAGATGGTGATTATGAGATTAAAATTTTATCTTAGGAGGAAATAAAATGGCAGCTTTAATAATGGTAGGTTTATTTGCAATATGTTTAGTAGGATTAGTACAAAATAGAGATTAAGTGAAGGGGTGTATTTAGATGGAAGCAGCTAGATTAATAGCAATGGGTCAAATTAAACAGGCTGAAAAAGAAATAAGTAAATTGCAAGGTACAAAAAACAATAGTAGTTTAATGTGGTGGGAAGCCGTAAAATTTGCTAGTCAAAATATATTACAAGGGTTGGAACATGATATAGAGCTAGAAGCATCAACTGATTTCAGGGAGTTTATGATAACACAAGAAGAACTTGAAAGAGATAGACCTATAGATGTGCAGATATAAGAAAAGAGCCTAGGGTGAGGCTCAATTCAAATAAATATTAAAAAATTTAATTAAGCTAATTATAGCATAAACGGAGGGAAATTATGAGTACTTTATATGAATTAACTACAGATTTATTAGAAATAGAAGAAGGTTTAACAGAAACAACAGGAAATGAAGCTGAAAAACTAGAGGAAATAAAAGAAATAATAAAACAAGAGATACAAAATAAAAACACTAGAATAGTGTCAGTAATATTAAACATTGACAGTGATATAAACTCTATAGATTCAGAGATTAAGAGGTTACAAGAGTTAAAGAAGGTTAAGAAGAATACTCTTGATAGATTAAAAAGCAATATAAAAGACTGTATGGAATTACTTGGGACTAAAAAAGTAGAAACAGTTTTAGGAAATATAAGTATAAGAAAGTCAGCAGGTAGCTTAGTCATAGAAGATGAAGAAAAGATACCTGCTATATATAAAACAGTAGAGCAAGTTGTAAAAGTAGATAAGAACACTATTAAAGATTTTATTAAAAAAGGTCATGAGGTTGAAGGTTGCAGGATTGAATATGGAACTACACTAACAATTCCAAAAGCTAAAAAAGAGTAGGTGAGGACCATGGAAATTAATAATATTTACATTAAATTGATGGATGTAAGAGTTAAATTTAGTAAGTTGAATCTAAAGAAAAGTGGAGAAAATAAGTTCGCTAACTTCAAGTATTTTGAGTTAGCAGACTTTCTACCACAAGCAACTGGATTACTTGAAGAAGCTAAGCTATGCCCTATAGTGACCTTTACAAATGAATATGCAACTCTAACATTAATTAATGGGGAAAACCCATCAGAACAGATTGTATTTACTTCTCCCATGAGAGATTTACAACTTAAAGGTTCTAATGAATTACAGGCACTAGGAGGTATAGAAACCTATCAAACTAGATATTTGTATATTCAGTTACTAAATATAACTGAAAATGATAGTTTTGACGCAGTAAGTGGAAAAGAGGAATCTAAAAGCAATTCTAATAACAATGTTAAACAAAGTAACAGAATATTGACTGATAAACAACTAACTAGATTATATGCAATAGCTAATAGTGTTGGAGTTAATAAAGCATTATTAAAAGAACAGGTTTTTAAACAGCTAGGAAAAGATATAAAGGATTTAAATAAGAGTGAATATGATGCTGTTTGTGCAGCATATGAGAAACAAGCCTTTAAGGGTGCATAACAGGAGGTGATAGAGTGGCAGTTTTCAGACAGATATATACAAGCTTTTGGACTGACCCAAAGGTACAAGAGGAGTGGACACCAGAAGATAAATTTTTCTTTATACTTCTTCTTAGTAATCCTCAAACAACACAAATAGGAGTTTACCAAGTAACTAAAAAACAACTAGCATTTTGGATGGGGTACTCAGAAGAAAGTATAAGAGCATTAATGGATAGATTCGTAAATCACCATAAGTGTATTAAATATAATCCCGATACTAGAGAAATTGCCATAAAAAACTGGGGCAAATATAACTTAACTAAAGGTGGTAAACCAATTATAGATTTACTTAATAAAGAACTCAAAGAAGTTAAAGATATTGAGTTAATAAAATATGTAATTCCATCAATAGAAAAATCAGATATAAGAAAAATATTTGAGGATTATTACGAAATGGCTAAAAATGGGGATTCTTACGATACGTCGACGATACGTGAACGAGTCGTACCACGATACGGGGACAATAACAATAAGAATAACAATAAGAATAACAATAAGAATAACAACAACAATAAGGATGATTCGGTGGTTGTGGATAAAATAAAACAATACTTTGATTTAGAATCTAAAGACATTGAAAAAATTGTTGATATATTCATACATACAGGAAGAGGAATTGACTATTTAGAGGAAAAACTAAGGTTGGTAAAAAATACAGATGGAGTAAAAAGTATTACAGGCTATCTCATAAAAGCATTAGAAGAAGATTATAAGCCTATACCAAGTAGAAAAAATAAGACTAAGTTTCATAATTTTAACGAGACATTTACTAAGTATACGTCTGATGAACTAGACGAGATTATTAAAAAGAGTCAAAAAGAGAAGTTCAGTTGAATTAAATAGTCTAGGGAGTAGTTATACAATATTACTTCCTAGGAGTTAAAAAATATTGGAGGGATAGAAATGATAATAATTAGAAGTCAAGATAGATTAGATTTAATGAGAGTTAATAGAGTTGAAATAGGTTTTAATCAAGTGTATGCAATACTTGAAAATGATATTAGAAAAATAGGTGAATATGAAAGTATTGAAAGAGCTATGCAAGTGTTAAATGATATACAGAAGTTTATTGAAAATGGAGTAAGAACTGATTATATAGATTCTTGTAGAGTTAGACATAATCAAGAGAAAGTATTTGAAATGCCATTTGAATAAAAAGGGGGAATTAAATATGGCTAAAGTTTGGATGGATGCAGGAACATTTTTGGAAACTAAAGATACAGGAGATATTGAATGTAATCTAAGAGAAATGATAAATAAAAATAAACAAAAAAATTTAATTGGTAGAATAAATTCCAAAGGACAAGGAAGAAAAAGTAAGAAAGTAGAGTGCACTAACATCATTACTGGAGAGAGTAAAATATTTGTCAGTGCTGTAGAAGCAAGTGAATATTTATATTTCACGGAACTTCATATTACTCGTCTAGCAAGAACAGGAAAGACTACTAAAAATGGTTGGAAAGTTAGATATATTGAAGAGGTGACAGATGGTACTAGCAAATGTGGAACAAGTAATTAAGTTAGCTGAAAAGATATTAAATAAGAAAAAGTGTTCTGTTAATAAAGCTATTGATATAGCTATAAAAATATTAAGTAAATATGAGTGCGAGGGGATGATTAGAAATGAGTTTAATTAAGTATAGAGGTTATGATTTTGAGAACGAAAAGTGGATTTATTCAGCAACAATAATGTGGAGCAATATACTTGAATGTTTAGTTATGTTGACAGAGGGTTGCAAATGGCAGAAAGTCTCTAATGTTGGGGTATGCTCTGGAGAATGGGCTAGAAACAATCAAGAAATTTGTGAGGGGGATATATTGAAAGGATATGATAATTTCCATGACACAAGCCAATATGGAGTTGTAAAAAGGGATATTGGTAGTATTAAGTTATATTTGGAATGGCATTATTTAAAGAAACTTGAAGGAGAATGGATAGAGCTTATAAATAAAACAGAAATATATCATAGCAGAGATTACAAAATAGTTGGTAATGAATATGAGAACTTAGAGGAAGTCAGAACAGAGTTCTTAGAACGTAAGGAGAGTCTTGAGAATGAATATCTTAGCTAGTGCGATATTAGTAATAGGAAGTTTTATAGCTGGTAGAGTTTATGAGTATAGATTGAATCTAAAAGAGTGTGAAAATTGCGACAATAAAAGAGGTGTATAAGAATGGATGATAGATTAGAAATGATAAATGCTTCTGTAAATTATATACAGATGATATGTGAAAGTTCAAATATAGCTATTATAGCAGAGCGAGGAAGAGTTAGAATATTAGATTTAGAAACTAAAGAAAAATATGATTTATTAAAAAATAAACTCGAGGAAATGTTAGAAGAAATATAAGTGAAAATATCTAATTAAGACAGTTTAGAGAGTTACAAAATATCTTTTAGTATAAATTATTGTTGAAGTGTTTTGTGACTCTCAAAAATGAAAATAAGGAGGCGTTGTATTGCTTACATTTTTAGATTTATTCGCAGGGATAGGTGGCTTTAGGCTAGGGATGGAAAAAGCAGGACATAAATGTTTGGGACATTGCGAATATGATAAATTCGCAAATTTAAGTTATAATGCCATGCACAAACCGAAGGAGGATGAATGGTTTGAAAGAGATATTAGAGAAATTAGAACAGAAAATATCCCAAGAGCAGATGTCTGGTGTTTTGGATTCCCATGTCAAGACATTTCTGTTGCAGGGAAACAATTTGGATTCAGAGGAGAACGTTCAAGTTTATTTTTTACAGTTACAAAACTTATTAGAGAACTCAAAGAAGAAGATAGACCCAAGTATTTACTTATTGAAAACGTTAAAAATCTACTTAGTGTTAATGGAGGATTTGATTTCCTCAAAGTTCTCGTTGAACTGGATGAAATCGGCTATGATGCAGAGTGGCAAGTTCTTAATTCTAAAAACTTCGGAGTACCCCAAAATAGAGAACGAATATTCATTGTTGGACATTTTAGAGGACGAAGTACACGAAAAGTATTTCCTATCGAAAGAAAAAGTGGAAAAAATCTTGAGCAACTAAATAATCCAACTCATAGTACAAATAGAATTTATGATGCAGTTGGAATTGCTAGATGTATTAGAAGTCAGGCAGGAGGTGGAGGTGCTAAAACAGGTCTATACTTTATAGACTTAAATAAAAACTCTAAAGTAACAATAAATGCTAGATGCCTTAAAGCAAAATATAATGCAGGTGTGACAAATAGAAATTGTGATAATAGTGGAGTTTTAGTTAATGCAGTTTTAACGCCCGATAGGGTAAATAAAAGACAAAATGGTCGTAGAATTAAAGAAAGCGGAGAACCAATGTTCACACTAACAGCTCAAGATAAACATGGAATTTTGAAAAATGGAGATATAAGAAGGTTAACACCAAAGGAATGCTTTAGGTTGCAAGGATTTCCGGATAAATATTACGAAAGAGCAGCAAGTGTATGCTCAGATAGTCAACTGTACAAACAAGCGGGAAATGCTGTTACTGCAAATGTTGTATATGAAATAGCAAAAAGAATGGGCTAAGAGTTGCAAAATGTCTTTTAGTATGAGTATTGTTGAAGTGTTTTGTAACTCTCAAAAATGAAAATAAGGGGTGAATAAATGTCAAAGTATGTGCTTAGATGGCAAAAAGGGTTATTGTTGGATGAACGTAAGATAAATTATTCTTGTGGAAGTAAGGAAATGTTAAAACAAAAAGCAGAATTATTAGCTAAAGATGACAAGATACTGCTTGTAACAATAGATAAAGTTGAAGAAGTTATAAAGGATACTAGAAGTCAAAAAATGACTGAATATTATTGTGATGGAGGAATTGAAATATGATAATACACAAATTTATAATACATGTTTTAGATAAGAATAGCGATACACCAATACTAAATGACTTTGAGGGTAGGGTTAGTCAAGATATGGATCTATTTTTTCAGAAGAAGATTAAGACAGTATCAAGAGCTAAAGACATTAGAACAGCAGTATTTAATGACTATAGTAACAATTTAATTAAGAAGTGTTGCGAACAAATTATTTATGATGAAAGTTCATTTTTAAATAACTCTAAAGAGATTGCAGCTTATTTATTTGATGTTATGAAATTGAATGCTACATTAGAATCTTGCGACTTAGCAATTTGTTTATACTCTCAAAAAGATGAAAAGAAAGTTGCTATATTAAAGCTTGATTACAACAAGTCATATACTCATTCAATCGAGTTTAAAGATGATAAATTTAATATACAAATGTCTAAAAATGAAATTAATATACAAGAGACTAAGACAGTAAAAATTGCTGCTTTGGTTGGTTTGAGTGGAATGAATGACGAATATCATCTTAGGGTTTTAGACAAGGATGCAGAAAAGGAAGAAGCTAATTCTAAGTTTATTACAGAGTTTCTAAATGCTACTAAAGTGAAAGATGACAAGTACAAGACTAAGATGTTTAAAAGTACAGCCGAAAATTGGATAACTAATGCTCTTGGAAATGATATAAAACAGGCAGAAGATGTAAGAAGTATATTAAATTATACTTTGAAAGAAAAGCATGAAATTGATATAAATAATTTTGTTGATAAAACAATTAAAGATGATAAGTTAAAAGATAGTTTTAAAGAACATATGGAAGAAAAAGGTCTTGTTGAAGGATTTAGTATAGATAAAAAATGGGTTGATAAAAAGCTTAAAAAGAGAAATATAAAAACTGACAATGGCTTTGAAATAAAAGGTAACTTAACTGATTTTGAGGACCCAATGAAATATACAGTAAGACAAAATCAAAATGGGTCTATAGATATAGTTATTAAGAATGTAACATTTTATGAGGAAAAGTAGGTACTCATGTGACTATTGGCTAGAGAAGGAGAAGTAAATAATAAGAGGATGTAAATTTAAACTAGTTAGGAGGAATAACTTATGAAGATTTTTTTATTGACTATACTGCTAATAATTATTTGTATATTAGCAAATTATGTGAAAAATCGCATATATAAAAAATCTATAAATAATCTAAAATATAAATATTCTGTAGGGGAAAAGATTATATATCATCAAATAAACTGTTACTATAACAGAATGGTTGGTTGTGAAATTTTAGAAAAATGTTATAGTACGAAATTTAGAAAAAGAAATACCCCGCTTTATAAAGTAAAAGCATATGTAGGTGATAACGATACAACATGGGTTATACCAGAGTGGAGAATTGAATGTCTTGCTACGACTTATGGAGAATTTCCTAAATATTAAATAATAAAAATTGGCTGGAGAAGGAGATTGTAAATTATGTTTAACATCTATAAAGTGAAAATAAAGACTAAAAGAACATTGGAGCAGGTAAGAAATCAAAGCGTAGACTTTGAGTATTCAGAAAAAGGATTAAAAAATACTCTGAAATACTATAACTTGATTGATGATTTAAAAGTAATAGTAGTTAAATTTGGAGATGAATATTGTCTAGCTAATTACAATGAAGAAGATAGAAAAATAATAATGGAAGCACATTATCTTTTAGAGCAGGATGAATATACTGGATGTTATATAAATGAATATGAACGATTTAAAAAAGATTGGGAAAATGGTAATTGTGATGGGGAAGCCTGTATGGTATTTTCAGATGATGAAATTGAGATAATTGAGAAGCTAAGGGAGGGTTAAATATGAATAAAAGAATTAAAATGAAAAAAAGATTAATTCATAAAAAGTGTGATGAAAGATGTGTCAACTATGACTTTGTAATTAGCAATAACCTTATAACTTGTAATGTGTGTAGGATGCAAATACAAAGAAAATATGGATAAAGTATGTGAAGAGAACTATAAGAAATTAAGAAGTAAATAGAATAAAATAGTCAAGGTAAGTTTGTGAATGAAACTAGAATGTTATAGGCTTGACTTATAAAAGGAGTGCGTTAAATGGCTAATATATATTGTGAAAATTATAATTGTAAAAACTACTTTGAAGATATGTGTATGCTTGAAAGAATTGAAATTAATAACTTCAAAGAATGCGAAAGCTATCTTGAAGGTAAAAATGAGCTATATGAATTAGAAAACGGATATACTATACATCCTAAAGATTTGAAAATGGTGAAAAGTAAAGATTATTCTGTTGAAGTTACTCATATTCCAACTGGTATTACAGTAAAATGCCGTTCTACAAATAGTATTTTAAAAAATAAAAATAAGTGTTTGGAAGCTCTAGAAGAAGAACTAACAAAAATAAACTCTCACTTAGAGCTAGAAGATTTACGCTAAATAGGAAGTGAGCTTATGAAACGAAGAAGATGCAGTTGGTGTGGTAAGTTATTTTATCTTGAAGAAAAATCTAAGGATGTTTATTGTTGTAAAGAATGTAGGAAGAAGGCTAAGAAGGTGAAAAAATGAAAGTTTTTCTTGTAATAGATGGAGAACCAGTTGGTAAAGAAAGACCTAGATTTAACTTGGCTACTAAAAGGACCTATACACCACAGAAAACTAAGGACTATGAAGAATTAATAAAATGGTTATATCAATCTAAAGTTAGACATTATTTTACTGGATACATAAAAATGACTTTAAGATGTTATTACTCTATAGCAAAAAGTAACAGTAAAAAGATTAAAGAGCAGAAAAGAAATAATGTGTTAAGACCCAATAAAAAACCAGATATTGATAATGTGGTCAAGATTATAGCTGATTCACTCAATGAGATAGCTTATAAAGATGATACGCAGATTGTTGAGGTTGTAGCTAGTAAATATTACAGTGATAAACCAAGAGTTGAGGTTATATTAGAAGATGTTATTTAACCAACGGAAAAATCCGTTCGTTAGATTAGGTACTCAGTTTTTCATAAAAATGTGAAAAAGCTGAATAGAGAATATATCAAATGGTAAAGGAGAGATAAATTATGAATGAAAATATAAATAAAGAAATAACAGTACTTGGAACTTTAGAAATCGAGGGAATGAAATTTCATAACATTGAGGGTGGATTTGGAGAACATAAGAAAGCAATGCTAGTAAAAGATATAGCTGAGATACATAATAGAGAATCTAGACAGATTAATGAGCTTATAAATAAGAATAGAAAAAGATTTAAAGATGGAAAAGATATATTAGATTTGTTAGGTGTCGGTTTGGACGATACCAAAATAAAAGAATTAGGATTTACTCAACAATCAATTAATTCTTATAGAGGGTTAAAAAACAAAGGGTTATTATCTGGGATTTATATATTATCTGAAAGAGGTTATGCAAAATTATTAAAAATATTAGAAGATGATATAGCTTGGGAATTATATGAGAAGTTAGTTGATGGATATTTCTCTATGAGAAAAGAACTAAATAATCCTCTTTTAAGTGCATCAAAGGAGTTACAAGCTATATTTATGCTAGATAAGAAACAAGAAGTCTTAGAAACTAAAATAGAGAATGTTAATGAGAAGTTAGAGAACTTTATGGATGATGCACCATTATTCAATATCGAGTGTGAGTGTATTGTTAAAGAGGTTAAGAGAGTAGCAACAAAATCACTTGGTGGACATGGAAGTAAGGCTTATAAAAATAAATCTTTAAGAGGTAAAGTTTATAGTGATATATACCATCAGATTAAACGAGAATTTGGAGTAGATAGTTATAAGGCTATAAAGCGTTGTCAATTAGATAAAGTATTAGAGATTGTAAATAGTTATAAGTTACCTATAGTGTTTGAAGAAGAAATAAGACTTTTGAATAGTCAATTATCAATTGTGAGTTAAGACAGGAATAGATTTTTCTCCTTTAAAGGGGAAAACCTGCAATAGTTAATTAAAAGAGAAAAGGAGTGCTTTCACACTCCACTTGTCAAAAATATAAAACTTTTATCCAAGATTATTATAACATAAACAGGAGTGTGGAAGTATGGATAATAATATCAATAAAAAAGAACTATTTAAAAAAGTAGAAGGTAGATTACATCATTATAAATTTTTAAGTGCAGAAATTAAGAATCTTGAATTAGATATAGAAAGTAGAGAAAATGAGATATTTGGGTGTAAGGCTGTTGGATATGATGAAAAAGTAAGTCCAACATATGCTTTTAATTCAACTGTTGAGAATGAGATTATAAAAAAAGAAAGAGATATTACTAGATTGAAAAAACTGAAAAAAGATAAAGAAATAGAAAAGAAGAAAATAGAAAATGCACTTACATGCTTAGATATAAGAGAAGAACATTTTTTTAAACTGTTTTATAATAGTAGAATGAAAAATAGTATGGTTTATATATCCTTAGAGATGAACTCAGATAGGAAAACATGTAGATGTGTAAGGGAAAGATTAGTGTATAAAGTTATGGATATGCTTTATCCAAGAATTAAGGAAAATGAACTCCCATTATTTAAAAATTAGAAAATTCCCCAGTTTTTCCCCAGAAATTCCCACTTTATTCCCTACTTTCTCCCCTTTTTGATTAAAAAAGCATGAGATAATAGTATTGTGGAAATAAAGATTTCCCTCTCAAAACTTAATATTTGACTAGGGTATAAGGGATTGCCCTAGTCACTACGAACAGACTAGGCAGGGCGTGAGGACGCTGTTAGTTCAATTCTAACTATGTTCAAATATTAATCAACGTATACACTAAAAGTAGAGAAATTGAGGGCAAAATTTTATATTTTGTATCTTAATTCAGAAGTCTAAAAATCGGGTGGGGCTTGGTAACCTCACTCACCATGCAGGTACTGGTGTCTAGTCTAAGTTCGATTCTTAGAACCTGCGACATAATATATGTATCTCCCTACTAAAAATGCTAAGTTTACTCCAAACTTAGCATTTTAATTTTTAAAAAGAAAAAAGAAATTTTTATTGTCATAATACTATTTGTTTAGGTATATTATAATGTGCATACTTAAAATTAAATACTTAGCAAGCATTTGAATTAATATACATAAGATATATGACATAATTTTTTATAGTGTAAGTTATTTAAATTAATTATAAATAACAGTAATTTTATTATATAAAATGTACATATTGTGAATAATAATAATAAAATCATGTACAAAATGCCAACTGATAATTCCTCGAAATATATTGCATATTTAACGTAACGTCAGTATAATTAAATTATAATAGTGAAGTGGAAGGTGGTACTTATGGCTACAAAAAGTATTTTAAAAAATGTAGATGTAAGAAAAAAGGCATTTGGAAGAAATCTAGTATCAGCTCTAGAAAATGCTAAAAATAAACAAGAAAAAGAAGTTGTATTAAGTAAAAAATGTTCAGAAGTACCAAAAGATAAAATAAAGGATATATTCGGGAGATTTTAATGAGTGGCTATTTAATTGTAAACTTAAGTAATATGCTAGGAGAGCTGGAGGAAGAAGAAGTTAAAAAAATTCTCTCCAGTTTTTCTTGTCCCCTTAATAAAGATGTAGAAGAATTTTTAAAAAACAAAGCTATTGAATTTTCTAAACAGGGTTTGGCTAGTACACATTTAGTGCTAACTTCTTATAAAGGCAAGCCTGTTATAGTTGGATATTTCACTCTAGCTAATAAGTATTTTACAATAAAAAGAAAAACATTATCAAACTCTTTAGCTAGGAAAATAGTGAAGTTTGGACAATACAATGAAGAACTAAGAAGATATATTATTGGAGCACCTTTGATAGGGCAAATAGGAAAGAATTATTCAAATAATTATAATAAATTAATCAAGGGTGATGAACTTCTAAAAATTGCATGTGACAAGATAAAAGCAGTACAGTTAGATATGGGTGGGAAAATAGTGTACCTTGAATGTGAAGATAAACCTAAATTAATTGAATTTTATAAGGATAATGGATTTGTAGACTTTGGAAAAAGAAGCCTTGATAAAGACGAAACAGATTCGTTAGATGGGGACTATTTAGTTCAAATGTTGAAATATCTAAAAAAATAAAAGTACATAAAATCTAAAATGACTATCTTGATAGATGGTCTTTTTTTATACAATAAATTAAAAGGAGAATGAAATTATGGAGATTAAGAAAAACACACAAGATGTAGTATCAGAAAGAAAAAATTCCCTAGATTCTGAATTCAAGATACCTGCAAGTGGTGTGTGTTATATGGCTGAGTTTATAAAGGAATCTAGGGAAATCATAAAAGAATTAGATAAACATTTTGAAAGTTGTCTAGATGTTTTATCTAAGGCAAGACTCTAAATATTTTGAATATGCTGAATCAAGCATGGTTTGCCAATCTGGGAAATCAGTATTTTTAACTATAAATAAATCAAATTCATTATCAGGAATAGCTAAAAAGTCTTCTTCTGAATTGACTATGTAATTACCAAATGCAAGTAGTTCATCAAAAGAATCAAAATTAGTGTGTTGGTTCATAAATTTCTTGCTAAGAATTATTGTGCGAATCTTATCAAAGTCAGGTTTTAAATTTTGTTCCATTCTTTCAATTTTCTTTTGAAATTGCTTTAAATTTCTAATGTCAATATTTTTACTCATAAGAACACCTCCTTTCAATAGAATATTAGCATAAAATTGTGGTGAATTCTGCTATTGTCGAACGATTGTTGAAGGATATTGTATAATAACATAGAATTTACTATACTATAAGGAGGTGATTATGTGGGATTTGAGATAAGTGGTAATTTGAATTTTGACAGTGTTATTGATGATTTAAAAAAAGAAGTTGAAAATAACCCTACTATATTTACATCACAAAATGTTGGAAATAAGTTCAAAGAAAAATGTAAAATATGCGAAAAAATATCTGAATTTGAAATACTAGAAGATGGTAAAGTTAAATGTTTAGAATGTGGGACTGAATTTGAATTGAATCTTAAAGTAGAGTAAACAAAAAAAGAATCTCAATTATGAGGTTCTTTTTTTATTCCCAAAACAAACAAATAAAGAGGTGGTGATGTGCAAGATGTCAAAGAAAAGGTAAAACAAGATTACTTAAAAGGAATGAAACAAAAGGAAATATCATCAAAGTATGACATTAGCTTAAACACTTTAAAGTCATGGATAAAAAGATACAACTGGGCTAGTGAAAAAAAGAAGGGTGCACCTATAAATAAAAGAGGTGCACCCTTTTCTAATAAAAATTCAGTTGGTCATGGTGCTCCAAAAGAGAATAAGAACGCTGAAAAGTTTGGTTTCTTCTCAAAATATCTACCCGAAGAAACTAGGGAATTGATACAAGAAATATCCATAAAAGATAAATTTGATATTCTTTGGGAGCAGATAACAATCCAATACGCAGCAATAATAAGAGCACAAAAGATAATGTATGTTAAAGACAAGGAAGAAATGATTAAAGAATTAAAGAAACATGAAAGTACAGAAAATGGAGAGAAGATAGAGTATGAATTTCAATTTGCATGGGATAGGCAAGCATCTTTTCTTAATGCACAGAGTAGAGCTATGAGTGAACTTAGAAGTTTAATTAAACAGTATGATGAAATGATTCATAAGGATTGGAATTTGGCTACAGAGGAGCAGAAAACAAGAGTTGAGAAGTTGAAATGTGAAGTTGATAACCTAAGTAAAGATGATATTGGAGATGATGAGTTGAAAATAAGTGTAGATTATGGTGATAGAAATGATAGTTAGAGTAAATTTTAATCCAGATTTCAAGGAAGCTAATTTTACTAAAAAAAGATACAGAGCAATGAAAGGTTCAGCAGGGAGTGGAAAATCTGTTAATGTAGCACAAGACTATATACTAAAGTTAGGAGATAAGAAGTATCAAGGAGCTAATCTATTAGTAGTTAGAAAGTCAGAAGCTACACATAAGTATTCAACGTATGCAGAGCTTACAGGAGCTATAAATCGTATTTATGGTAAACAAGCTGATAAGTATTGGAAAACTACTTTAAATCCTTTAGAAATTAAGAGTAAAGTTACTGGTAACTCTATAATTTTCAGAGGAGTTAATGATGCAAAACAAAGAGAAAAATTAAAATCAATTAACTTCTCGAAAGGAAAATTAACATGGGTTTGGTGTGAAGAAGCTACAGAACTTATGGAAAGTGACATAGACATACTAGATGACCGTTTAAGAGGTATTTTAACTAATCCTAACCTATACTATCAAATGACATTTACATTTAATCCAGTCTCAGCTACTCATTGGATAAAAAGAAAGTATTTTGACTATAAAAATGATGATATATTTACTCATCATAGTACTTATCTACAAAATAGATTCATAGATGAAGCTTACTACAGAAGAATGCAAATGAGAAAAGAGCAAGACCCAGAAGGGTACAAAGTCTATGGTCTTGGAGAATGGGGAGAAACTGGTGGAGCAATACTTAAAAATTATGTTATACATGAATTTACTACAGAATTTGAGTATTTTGACAATATGAGGTTATCACAAGACTTTGGATTTAACCATGCAAATGTAGTACTTAGAATTGGCTTTAAGGATGGAGAGTTATATATATGTAACGAAATATATGTACATGAAATGGATACCTCAGAAATCATAAAGATTGCAAATAGTATAGGTTTAGAAAAGACTCTATTTATGTACTGTGATAGTGCTGAACCAGATAGAATTAAGATGTGGAAGAATGCAGGATATAAAGCTAAAGGAGTTAAAAAAGGGCCAGGAAGTGTTAAAGCTCAAATAGATTATTTGAAACAATTAAGAATACATGTACATCCTAGTTGCACTAATACCATAAAAGAAATACAACAATGGAAATGGAAACAAGACGAAAGAACTGGATTATATCTTGATGAACCAGTTGAGTTTATGGATGATGCAATGGCTGCTCTTAGATATTCTATAGATAATAAGCTTAAAAATAATGGAATAAGCTTCTTAAAGTAAAGGAGGTGTTAAATATTTATATAAGTGAAACAGATTTAATAAAAGTTCAGTTAAAAAAAGAGAGCACCATTAACCTAGTAAAAGTCATAGAACACTACATCTTAAAGCATAGACCAGAAAAATATAAACAAGGAGAAGAATACTATTATGGTAATACTGATGTAAACAATAAGAGAAGATATTATCTCTTAGATGGAGCTAAGGTTGATGATTTTACTAAAGTTAATAATAAAGCAATTAACAACTACCATAAGCTTTTAGTTGACCAAAAGGTAGGCTATAGTGTCGGAAATCCCATAGTATTTAATGCAGATGATGATAATCTCACTAAGCTTTTAAATGACTTACTAGGAGAAGAGTTTGACGATACAATAACAGAACTATATCTCAATGCTAGTAATAAAGGGGTTGAATGGTTACATCCATATATTAATAGAAAAGGTGAGTTTAAATATGTAATAATTCCAGCTGAAGAAGCAATTCCTATTTGGGATAGTAAAAGACAGAGGGAATTAGTTGCATTTATTAGGTTTTATTATATTGAAGATATAGATGGAAATAAAATAAAAAGAGTTGAGTACTACACAGAAAATGACATAACTTACTTTATTGAAAGAGGTAATAGTTTTATTCAAGAATTTTTATATGATGAATATGGAAAAATGACTGATATACAAGAAGGTCATTTTAGAATAAATAACAAAGAACAGGGATGGGGTAAAGTTCCATTTATACCTTTTAAAAATAATGAAAAGTGTGTCTCAGATTTAACTTTCTATAAATCATTAATAGATATATATGACAATAATATTTCTACACTAGCAGATAACTTAGATGAAATACAAGAGGTTATTTATGTATTAAAAGAATATCCAGGAACAAGTCTACAAGAGTTTATAGATAATATAAGATACTATAAATCAATTAAAGTAGATGGTGGAGGTGGAGTTGATAAACTAGAGATAAATATACCAGTTGAAGCTAAAAAGGAGCTTCTTGATAGATTGGAAAAGAATATAATTATCTTTGGTCAAGGAGTTAATCCAGAATCTCAAAACACAGGTGACAAATCGGGTGTAGCACTTAAATTTTTATATTCATTACTGGACCTTAAATGTTCTAAGACTGAAAAGAAGTTTAAAAAAGCAATTAGAGAGCTTTTATGGTTTGTGTGTGAGTATTTAAAGATAAGTGGTAGTAAGAGCTATGATTATAAAACAGTTCAAATTACTTTTAATCACTCTATGATAATAAATGAAGCTGAAAAGATAGATATGGCAGCTAAATCAACTGGAATTGTATCAGATGAAACTATTGTTTCTAACCATCCTTGGGTCGAGGATGTAAATGACGAACTTGAGAGACTTAAAAAACAGGAAGATACTCAAAAAGAGTATGATGATTTAATTCCTAATAATCAAGATGGTGTTATAGATGAAACATAAAGATTATTGGAGGAAGAGATTTGAACAATTAGAAGAAGCTCAAAATAACAAAAGTGTAAAATATTATCTTGAATTAGAAAAGCAATATAAACTAGCTATGAATAGTATAGAAAAAGATATATTAGCATGGTACAACAGATTTGCCAAAAATGAAGGAATATCTTTATTAGAAGCTAAGAAACTACTAAATACAAGAGAACTAGAAGAGTTTAAATGGAGTGTCGAAGAATATATTAGACATGGTAAAGAAAATGCTATAAATCAAAAGTGGATGAAAGAGTTAGAAAATGCTAGTGCAAGAGTTCATATAACAAGACTTGAAGCTTTAAAGTTACAAATACAGCAACAAGTGGAAGTGCTTTATGGAAATGAACTTGATGGTATTGATAAATTAATGAGACATATTTATACAAGTGGATATTATCATGCAGCTTTTAATGTTCAACAAGGAGTAAACGTTGGTTGGAGTTTAATGAATCTTGATACTAATAGAATAAATAAAGTTATCTCTAAACCATGGACTAGTGATGGATTAAATTTTAGTGAAAGGATTTGGGGCAAACATAGACCTGCTTTAATTAATGAGTTACATACTAAGCTAACTCAATCAATTATTAGAGGTGAAAATCCAAAGAACCTAGTAAATGACTTTTCTAAGAGATTTAATGTATCTAAATCACAAGCTAAGAATTTGATAATGACTGAATCAGCTTTCTTTGCATCAGCTTCAAGAAAAGATTGTTTCAATGATTTAGATGTAGAGAAGTATGAGATTATTGCCACACTAGACTTAAAAACATCAAATATATGTAGAGAGTTAGATGGAAAAGTATTTGATATGAAGGATTATCAAGTTGGAGTTACAGCTCCACCATTTCATTGTCGTTGTAGGACAACAACAGCTCCTTGGTTTGAGGATGAAGAAGGTTACAGAGCAGCAAAAGGAGAAGATGGAAAAACATATTATGTACCATCTAGTATGAAGTATAATGAGTGGTATGAGAAGTATGTTAAACATAATAGTATCTTAGAAATAAAAAATAGTGCTATAATAGATAGCATAAAAGAAGATATTAAAAATGGTAAATATAATTTAAATATTCATGATGGGAAACAAGGAAAACATTTAAAAGAGCATAATAATTATATAGAAGGAAGAAGCTATTTAACTATAACAAAAGAAGAAGCTCAAGAACTTGTGAATAAGCATGCTGGCAATGGAATCATAAAATTTAATCGAAGTGGAGAATGGGATAAAAAAGAACTTATAGAAGTTGATAAGAATATAGGGGTCAATGTTAATAATATTACGGGTGAAAAAACTCTTACAAATAAGTTTAAGATACATTATTCCAAAACTGGAACACATATAGTACCAGCTTTATAAGGAGGAAAAATAAAATGAAATTATGGGAATATGTAGGGAAAAATGTTCAAATAACTTGTGTAGATAAGCAAATAATAAGAGGAAAGTGTGATGGATATACACAAGCTTTAGATAATGAACCAGAAATAGCAAGTATATCAATAGCTAGGGATGGTTATGGAATTGAAGTTTATGAAAATGAAATAGAATCTATCGAAAATATAAATAAGGAATGACTAAGCATGTACTTAAAAATAAGTAGATGCTTTTATTTTGTAAAAAATGAAAGGAGAAATTTAAAATGGATTGGTTAAAAGAATTGCTAGAAGGAATAAAAATAGAGGATAACAAGATTGATGTAGCTTCTTTACAAAAGTCTATAGAAAAGAAAATAAAAGAGACTACAATTACTCAAGAAGATTATACAAATCTTGAAACACAGCTTAATACAGCTAATGAAACTATTAAAAAGTTTGAAGGAGGTATGACAAAAGAAGATGTAGAGAATCTAAAAACAACTTATGAAACTGATAAGAAAACTTTGGAAGAAACCTACAAAAAAGAAATTGAAGAAAAGGACTTTAATTACTGGTTAAATGATGCTTTTAAGTCTATTAAATGTAGGGATGAAATAGCGTTAAAAGCTCATTTAGATATAGAAGCACTAAGAAATAGTAAAGATAGACAAAAAGCTTTTGAAGAGCAAATAAACCCTTTGAAACAGGATAAAGATTATTTGTTTAATGCAACACTAGAAGGTGAAGAGCCTAAAATAGATACTATAACACCAGGGCAAGAGCCTAAGATAAATGATTTTGGTTTTAATTTTACTGGGGTAAGACCTCATGAAAATAATAATAAATAGGAGGAAATAAAATGGCAGCACTAAATTATGCAAAAGAATATTCAAATGTTTTAGCACAAGCATATCCTTATACTTTAAACTTCGGGGATTTGTATGCAACACCAAATAATGGAAGATATAGATGGACTGGTTCTAAAACAATAGAAATACCAACTATATCTACAACTGGAAGAGTAGATTCAAACAGAGATACAATAGCAGTAGCTCAAAGAAACTATGATAATGCTTGGGAACCTAAGGTATTAACTAATCAAAGGAAATGGTCAACATTGGTTCATCCAGCAGATATAAACCAAACTAATTATGTGGCTTCAATAGGCAATATAACAAAAGTATATAATGAGGAACAAAAGTTTCCAGAGATGGATGCTTACTGTATATCTAAAATATATGCTGATTGGACCGCATTAGGTAATACAGCAGATACAACTGTTCTTACAACAACAAACGTATTAGAAGTATTTGATAAGTTAATGGAAAAAATGACAGAAGCTAGAGTACCTGAAAATGGAAGAATATTGTATGTTACTCCAGTAGTAAATACACTTATCAAAAATGCAAAAGAGATACAAAGAACAGTAAATATAAAGGATGCAGGAACTTCTCTTAATCGTCAAACAACTGATATTGACACAGTTAAAATAATTAAAGTACCATCTAATCTAATGAAAACTGCATATGATTTTACAACTGGATGGAAAGTAGGAGCAGGAGCTAAACAAATCTTTATGTCCTTAGTTCACCCAAGTGCAATAATTACACCTGTTTCTTATCAGTTCTCTAAGTTAGACGAACCAACAGCAGTTACAGAGGGAAAATACTTCTACTTTGAAGAAAGTTTTGAGGATGTATTTATATTAAATAAAAAAGCTGATGCAATACAATTTGTTGTTGAAGGAGCTGGAGCATAATGGCACAAGTAAGGAAATTAAATAGAATATTAACCATAGAAGAGTGTAAAATAGATGATTTCTTAGAGATGGGATATGATTTGATAGATGAAACTGGTAAGGTAGTAAGGTATGGCAAGTCATTAAATGTAAAAGATTTAATAGCTGAAAATAATATTTTAAGGTCAAAAGTTGAGTCTTTAGAAGAAGAAAATAAGCAGCTTAAAGAGAAAAATAAACTTACTAAAAAGTAGGTGAAAATTATGGGAAATAATATAATTGATGATATAGAAAAAAGACTTGAAAGTTTTGGATATATATTAAAAGATGGGGATAAGTGGTTAATAGATTTTGTAAGAGAAAAAATAGAAAATATTATTAAACTAGATTGTAATATAAAAACTATGCCAATTGAATTGAAAGAAATTGAAGCTGATATGATAGTTGGAGAGTTCTTATTTACCAAGAAAAATATGGGGCAATTAGATATAGAAAGCATTAACTTTGAAGCTGTAGAAAAGTCTATATCAGAAGGTGATACAAAGGTAGATTTCGCTATAGGAAGTGGCTCTCAAACACCAGAACAACGCTTTGATAGCTTAATAGCTTATCTTACTGCTTATGGTAAGAATAAGATATTAACCTTTAGGTGCTTAAGATGGTAAGTAAAACTAGAAAAGCAATAGAAATGTTATATAGATATAAATGTACTATAGTTGAGTATCAGCCAATCAAAGACCCTGTAACAAAACGAACTAACAATAAAGAAGTGATTGTATTAGAAAATCAACCATGCAAGCTTTCATATAAAAATATAGTTTCTGCTACAGAAGGAAAATTAGCTAAGCTAGAGCAAACTATTAAACTCTTTATATCTCCAGATATAGAAATTAAAGCAGGTTCAAAACTTATTATAAATGATAAAGAGTATGTAAGAAGTGGAGAATCAGCTATATATCCAAATCATCAAGAAATAATACTTGAGTTATTTAAGGATAAAGCATAATGGCTAGATGGGGCAGTGTTGATTTTAGAGAGTTTAAAAGAGTTTGTAAAAAGATGGAGAAGCTTACAAAGATTGATTTAGATAAGTTTTGCAAAGATGCAGCAAGAGAATTAGCAGCAAGACTCTTAGGAAAAGTAATTAGAAGGACACCAGTTGATACAGGATTCTTAAGACAAGGATGGAATGGAGTGGCTTATGCTAGGTCGCTTCCTGTGTATAAACAAGGAAATAATTATATTATAGAGGTTGTTAATCCGACTGAATATGCAAGTTATGTAAATTTCGGGCATAGAACTAAAGACGGAAAAGGTTGGGTTAAAGGACAACATTTCTTAACAATTTCAGAGATGGAACTACAAAGCCAAGTTGATAAGATTATAGAGAAAAAGTTATTAATATTACTTAAAGGAGTATTTGATGCTTAATAATATTATAGATGGAATATCAGTAAAGTTAGATAAATCATTTGGAGAAAAATATACAATTTATAGTGAGGATGTAGAGCAAGGTATTAATGAACCTTGTTTTTTTATTGTTCCTTTAAATCCAAGCAAGACACCATATCCAAGCGGGAGAGAATTAAAGAAAAATTCTTTTGATGTACATTATTTCCCTCGTTCAGAAGCTAAGAATTTTGAAATAAATGAGATAGCTGAGATGTTACTGGAAGAATTAGAGTATATAGAAATCAATGGAGATTTAGTTAGAGGCACAAATATGAATTTTGAAATTATAGACAATGTTCTTCACTTCTTTGTTGATTATAACTACTTCACTATAAAGAGTAATAATGCAGATAAAATGAATACAGTAGAGTTATTCGGTGGTTTGAAGAGAGGTGATAATTTTGAGTAAGACATTAAGCAAAGGAACCGATTACAAGTTTACTAAGGAGCAGATAGTTAATTCTAAGAAGTATGTAAATAGAAAAGACTTATTAAATGCAATTTTAAAAGAAAATGAGTTATATTCCTTCTCAGAAGTAGAGGATAGAATAAATAAATTCATGAAAGGAGTGAGTTAGATGGCTTTAGGTGGAGGAACATTTGTAACACAGAATAAAGTATTACCAGGTAGCTATATAAACTTTGTAAGTGCCACAAGGGCAACCAGTTCACTTAGCGATAGAGGTATTGTTGCAATGCCTTTAGAACTTGATTGGGGAATTGATGAAGAAGTATTTCAAGTGACTAGTGATGATTTTGAGAAGTATTCAACTAAGTATTTTGGATATGATTATACACATGAGAAGTTGAAAGGTTTGAGAGATTTATTTAAAAATATAAGGCTAGGATATTTCTATAAATTAAATAAAGGTGTTAAAGCTAGTTGTAGTATTGCTACAGCTAGATGCAGTGGTATAAGAGGTAATGACTTAAAAGTTATAGTAACAACAAATATAGATGATAATGCTAAATTTGATGTTGTAACACTTTTAGATAATAAGAAAGTTGATACTCAAATAGCTAAAGTTATTACAGAACTGCAAGATAATGATTATGTCACTTGGAAGAAGGAAGCAACATTAGAGGCTACAGCAGGATTAACTTTTACTAATGGAACTAATGGTGAAGCTGTGACAGGAACAGAGTATCAAGCTTTTCTTGATAAGATAGAAAGTTACTCATTTAATGCACTAGGATGTTTGGCTACAACAGCAGAGATTAAAAGTTTGTTTGTAGAGTTTACTAAGAGAATGAGAGACAAAGTTGGGGCTAAGTTTCAAACTGTATTATATAAAAAGAATGATGCAGATTATGAAGGTGTAGTATCTGTTGAAAATAAGATTAAAGATACTGGATTATTAGAATCTAGCTTAATTTACTGGACTACTGGAGCTATAGCAGGATGCGATATAAATAAATCTAATACTAACAAGCGATATGATGGTGAATTTGATGTAGATGTTAATTACACTCAAATACATTTAGAAGAAGCTTTAAAAACTGGTAAGTTTATATTTCATAAGGTTGGAGATGAAGTTCATGTATTAGAGGATATAAATACTTTTGTTAGTTTTACAGATGAAAAGAATGACGACTTTTCAAGTAATCAAAGTGTTAGAGTACTTGACCAGATTGCTAATGATATAGCGACTTTATTTAATACAAAGTACTTGGGTGAAGTACCAAATGATAAATCTGGTCGTATCTCGTTTTGGAATGATGTAGTTAAGCATCATGAACAACTGCAAAATATGAGAGCAATAGAAGATTTCAAAGCTGATGATGTTTCTGTAGAACCTGGAAGCGACAAGAAGACTGTTGTAGTAAGTGATGCTGTAAAAGTTATTAGTGCTATGAGTAAGCTTTATATGACTGTTTCAGTTAGTTAACAATAAGAAAGGAGAATAATAATGGCACAACAAATAAAAGCAAGAGATACAATAAGTGCATCTAAGGCAGAGTGTTTTGTAACTATAAAAGGTAAAAGATATAATTTTATGCAAGCTATTAACTTAGAAGCTAAAATGGAAAAGAATAAGAGTGAGATACCTATATTAGGTAGTACTACAAAAGGAAATAAATCAACAGGAAGTAAATATTCAGGAAATGCAACATTTTATTATAATACCTCTATATTTAGAGAATTGTTGTATGAGTATAAAGAAACTGGTGAGGATATTTACTTCGATATACAAATTACCAATGAAGACCCAACAAGTTCAGTGGGTCGTCAAACTATAATACTGGAAGATTGCAATATGGACTCAGGCATAATTGCTAAATTTGATGCTGATGGGGAGTATTTAGATGAAGATATGGATTTTACTTTTGAGAATTGGAAATTAGTTGAGAAATTTAATATAGCAAATGGTATGGAGTAAAATACACATTTATGATTTATGTATGTGTATTTTTTATTTATAAGAATAGGAGATGATTAAAATTAAGGATAAATATGAGATAAAAGATTCAATTTCTTTTGATTATAGCAATAAAAGACCTTTGGAAGAACGTGTCAGCGAGATGTATAAAAAGGCAGGAAAATATCTTATAGATATTTCAGATAAGTTAGCAACAGATACAATTGATGGTTCGTCATTAAAGCCAATAATCATAAAATTTGAAATAAATGAAGCTGGTGTTGCAACAATAGAAAAACAAACAAAATATTTGGTGATGGAGGTAGAATAAGAATATGGGAGATTTAAACGCTTTTTTAAGTCAAAATGCAATAAAAGTAGAGAATAGAAAGTATGTGGCAAGTGAAAGGTTTATAGGAGAAGATGGAAAAGCAATCGAATGGGAACTTAAAGCAATAGATTCAGATAGAGATAGACAATTAAGAAAAGATTCAACTATAAGAGTACCTGTACTAAATAAAAAAGGGAAAGCAACAGGGCAATACACTAGTGAAACAGATTTTAATACTTATACTTTGAAACTGTGTGTAGAAACTGTAGTATTTCCAGATTTACATGATGCAGAACTTCAAAATAGCTATGGTGTAATGGGAGCAGAGGAACTATTAACAACAATGTTAACTCCTGGTGAATACACAGACCTTTCAAGTGAGGTAGGAGAAGTGAATGGTTTTGATAGGACTTTTGAAGATAAAGTAGAAGAAGCAAAAAACTAATTGAAGGAGGCGATTATGATGCTAGTGTAGCTCATTATTGCCTTCATAAATTCAAATGGAAACCACATGAATATACAGATTTACCAGACTTCGAGAGGGCATTTGTTGCTGCTTCTATAGATATTAAAGTAGAAGAAGAAATAAAAGAAGAAAAAAAGATTGCTAAAGAAGCTAGAAGAAGTAGAAGAAGATAAAATATAGGTAAAATATGTAAGAATTATATGTTATAATAATTGTAGCAAGAAGATGTAATCTACAATTTATAGAGTGGAGTTCATACTGGGATAAAACCTACTTCCTAATGAAAGGAGGTGGGAAGTATGGACAATTTTTTACTTAGTATATTAGCTAGCTTGATAGCTAGTTTAATTGGATATATCGTTTGTAGATGTATCAAAAACGTAAAAAGCCACTCTACTCGTGGCAAGAGTAAAAGTGGCTGGGAACTTGGTTTTAAAATAAAGTTCCGCAAATTTAAATAATTTATATTTTTTAAAATTATGAACTTCACTCTACCGCTAAATAGATTGTAGTTCTTCTTGCCTTTATTATACCACAAATTAGAAAAAATATTGTTTATATAAAATAAAAAATAAAAATTTTTATTAAAAAATTGAAAACTTGATTATAAAGCAATTAATTTATAAAATATATATAAATAAGTAGGTATTTATTTACTTGAATTTCATTGTTTATATAAAAAAAATGGAAAAATATGTAATAATTATATGTTATAATAATTGTAGCAAGGATAATAATCGAAAGTGCGAAGGGTGATTATTTTCATATTAAACGCCAAATTCCAAATAAGGAAGGAGGTGAAATTATATGATAGGTTTTTTATTAAGCATACTAGCTGGTGTTATATCAGCTTATATTTATGACAAAATAAAAAATCACCCAGACGCCAATAAGGGTGATTTAAAAAAATAATTCTTTAAATCAATTTTGATGGAAATAGCTACTCTTGTATAAAGTAAATTATTTCCTTGCTTTTATTATACCACAAATTGGTACAGATATTCAAAAATAATATTTTTATGATATAATAAAAATATAAATAGTTTTGCAGTGAGCGATATTTGTTACAAAATATGGTCTAACACTTGAAATACAAGGCATTGAGGGTGTGTGATAAATGTTATCAATTGCACTACTCATGGTTCACTGCAAATTTGAGAGAGATGCGTATGTGTAGGTATTGGAAATGCTAAGTTTATTTTGGGGTTTTAGATTAACTATATGGAATGTAAATTAAATATAGCTTCTTCTCCATAACTATAAGTTGCATGTTTTAGATTAACTATATGGAATGTAAATCCAAACGAATTTGTATTACTAAAATCATTCCACAACTGTTTTAGATTAACTATATGGAATGTAAATTAGCTTGATAGTATCCACCCTCCATGGCATTGTTTGAGTTTTAGATTAACTATATGGAATGTAAATTCAGAAACAGGAACATCAAAAGGAGGTTTAAAATCTGGTTTTAGATTAACTATATGGAATGTAAATTGCTGTGATTTCACTAATAAAACAATTAATAATTGTGTTATAGATTAACTATGTGGAGAAAAACTAAATAAACAAAGAAAGCACTTACAAATATGTAGGTGCTTTTGTTTTGCTCAAATTGGTCGGTTGAGTGAAATAATTAGAAAAAATTAGTAAAAACTAGTAAAAACTCTTGAAAAGTGTCGCGATACAATGTATAATTATATTATCGCGATACAGAAAAGAGGTGAAAATTATTACTGATAGCAGTAGAGCAGATTACTTCAAGCAGAGACGACAGAATAAGAAAACTTTTAGTGTTCTACTAGATAGAGAGAAAGTAGAAAAAATTGAAGAACATTTAAAAAAGCAGAACAAGACTAAAACTATTTGGCTTGAAGAAAAGATTAATGAAGAGTTAGAAAAAGAGGAATAAAAAATAAGAGACGTTCTCCCCGACCAAAGATTGAACATCCCTTATTGACGTATATTATATACACTAACTATAGTATACGTCATTCCTTAAAAAAATTCAATTAAGGAGTGTAATAGTTATGGAAAATTTAATAGTAAAAGAGTTTAATGGAAGTCAAATTTATACTTTTATGTGGAAAGAAAAATCTTGTTGGATAGCTAATCAAATAGTTGGATTATTCGATTATGCTGATGTATCTAAAACAATACAGGATTGCATAAAAGCAGAAGACTTTGAGATTGAACAAGAGTATGATGTATTGAAAGGAAATGAATTTAATGATTTTGTAACTACTTTAAATGTAGTCGCAAATAATATAATTAGTAATAAAGCTAGAAGTATAACTATTTTTTATGAAGATGGTTTGTATGGATTTTTACAATACACAGATAAACCAATTGGTGTACAGTTTAGAAAATGGCTTAGACGAGAAGTTTTACCAAGCATAAGACAAACTGGTGCATACATAACAAATAACGCTGACCCTCAAGCACTACGAGACAAGGCAAATGAAATAGAAAGTCTAGATACAGTTAACAAGACTATAGAAATACTAACACCATTCTTAGATAATGCTGGAATAGATGAAAAAGCAAAGTTACTTACAGCAAAGACTATCTACAAAAAGGCAGGAATAGAGTTACCTCTTGAAATAGAAGAGAAGGAACATTTCTTTGATACTGTACAAATAGCAACTAAGTTAAATGTTTATTCTAAGTCTAATAAACCTGCATTTCATGCAATAGGTGAAATTATTAAGAAGTTAGATATACAAGATAATGAAAAGTTAGTAGTACTAGAGAGTAAAAGAGGTTGGAGTGGAAGTGTTAATAAGTATTCACAGAGTGTAATAGATAAAGTGAGAAATTGGATAGAGGAGAATAATAGACCTACTAAGATTGCAGGTGAGAAGAAGAATTATCATGTAGTTTATAAGATTGAGTAAATTTATAAGATTGTATTAAATAATTTAGTTTAGTTTTGGGGGGATTAATACAATGCATGAGAATTTACTTGATATAGATAGAATAGAACTTATCAAAGAACTTGGAAATATCTTTGAAAAAATGAAAAATGAAAATCCGGATGAATTTTATAGATTTGTAAGTTTAGTGAAAGAAGAGTGTAGGAAAAAAGAAGAGAAAAATAAATAAATAGACAAATAAAGCACTTGAATATTTTACTGTTTCAAGTGCTTTATGTAGTAAAAAATGATATAATATAGGTAGGAGTTATATTAACTAAGTGGTATGTAAATGCTGTATCCTTTGCCCCTTTTGCTGCGTCACTCAAGGTTTTTATATTAACAATGTGGTATGTAAAGTCGTTTATCATTGCTAGCCTCGCATTCGTACTGGTCAATTTTATATTAACTAAGTGGTATGTAAATCATTCACTACAAAATATATATTCTAATGTATCATTCGTTTTATATTAACTATATGGTATGTAAACAATATATATAGCAAATCTGTTATATTAACTATGAAGGGTTTTATATTAACTATGTGGACTTAAAATTAAATAGAAAAAAGAAAGCACTTACTTAAATAGTAGGTGCTTTTGTTTTGCTTATAACTTTTCATCATCTTCATATTCCATAATATCACCTGGTTGGCAGTTTAAAGCTTTACATATTTTATCAATTACATCAAGTGAAACATTTTTATTTGAAGATAGTTTGGCTATTGTAGTAGAAGAAGCTCCTATTTTGAGTCTTAGTTCTTCTTTAGTTATACCTCTTCTGTTTAGTAAGTCAATTAGTTTAAAAAATTTTATAGACATGTTAATACCTCCTATATATTTATATAATACTATATATATTTATTAAAGTAAAGATATATTTATTAAAATAAATAAAAAGTATTGACATTATTTACTAAATAATGTATTATTAGAGTATAAAGATAAAGAAATCTTTATAAAGATAAAGCAATAAGGGATAAAATAAGGAATATTCTCTCTCGTCAAAGTTTAAATATTCCTTATGACATATAACTAATATGTAATATAATTATATGTCATTCCTTAAAAAAAATCAATTAAGGAGTGTATTTTTATGAACAATTTAGTATTAATTAACAACCAAGAGTTGCAGGTCAAGGAGTTTAATAATCAAAGAGTAGTTACATTTAAAGAAATTGACCAAGTACATGAAAGAACAGAAGGTACAGCAAAGAGAAATTTCTCAGAGAATAGAAAACATTTTATAGAGAACGAAGATTTCTTTTTTGTAAAAGCAAGTGATTTTGAAAAGTACGGAAATCGTACTTTAGAAATTCCTAATCGTGGATTAACTTTAATAACTGAAACAGGCTATTTGATGTTAGTAAAATCTTTTACAGATGACTTAGCATGGAAAGTACAAAGACAATTAGTAAATAGTTATTTTAGAGTTAAAGAAGAAATAAAAACATTAGAAGCAGTAAATGAGTCAATTAAATTAATAACTCCATTTTTTGAAGATTTAAAAATTGATAAAAGTATGCAATTTCTTGTTGCTAAAACATTTTTCAAAAAAGCAGGAGTTGATATTCCACTTGAAATTGAAGAAAAGGAACATTTTTATGATACAAAACAAATTGCAAGAAAGTTAGGACTTTACACAATGTCTAATAAACCAGCATTTATGGCAGTTAAGCAAATTATAAGAAAGCTTGATATTAAAGAAGATGAAATGAAAACAGTATTAGAAACGAATGGCAATTGGACTGGTACTGTAACAAAATATTCTAATAAGGTTACAGAAAAGGTCAAAGTGTGGTTGAAAGAAAATAATAATCCTATCTCAATCAAAGGAGACAAGAAAAACTACTATATATTGTATAAAAATAATTAGATTTTAGTTTAGTTTTGAGGGGGATTAATACAATGTATGAGAATTTACTTGATATGGATAGAATAGAACTTATTAGAGAACTTGGAAGTATCTTTGAAAAAATGAAAAATGAAAATCCAGATGAATTTTATAGATTTGTAAGTTTAGTGAAAGAAGAATGTAGGAAAAAAAGAGAAAGAGAATAAATAATATAGATAAAGCACTTATAAGTACATAAAAGTGCTTTATCTTCCAAAATATGCTATAATTGTAGTATCAAATATATAGGGTGATTACGCATCCTAAGTGTGAGATTATCCCAAGCAATTGGAATTGATACTCACAAAGATGATTACTAAATAAAGTAATTATCACCGTCCCAATAAACATTGGGTAAAAACATCTGAAATTTAAAAACACTTGGGATAAATTTGATTAATGTTAGTATTTACAATGGTTATGTTGTTTTATTTTATTTAAGAATGTGCATTTTTAAGTGGTTGAAGAATAACATGAGATGTTTTTAAATAGTATTAGAAATACTTCGCTTGTTTGGAAATCATAAGTTGAAGAATAACATGAGATGTTTTTAAATTCATCTAAAAGTTTAGCCCAAGTTTGAACTGCTATCGTTGAAGAATAACATGAGATGTTTTTAAATCTATCTCTTCTTTTACCTTCTATAAAATTTAATTGTGTTGAAGAATAACATGAGATGTTTTTAAATCTATTAGTTACTTTATAGCTTACATAGTAAATGCCTGTTGAAGAATAACATGAGATGTTTTTAAATACTGTTTCTCTGTTCGAAGTATGTGCTACATCTCCAAGTTGAAGAATAACATGAGATGTTTTTAAATGAAAGCCACGCTTGCGCATTAGACTGTTTGAAGTTGGTTGAAGAATAACATGAGATGTTTTTAAATTGAATAAATTCTTTTGTATTTTTATCAAAATACGGCTCGTTGAAGAATAACATGAGATGTTTTTAAATATGTGTTGAAGCAGAAGCTTTTGAGAATGGTTTAGAGTTGAAGAATAACATGGGATGTAAAAATAAATATTTATATAAAACACTTACTTAAATAGTAGGTGTTTTTTAATTGAAAGGATGTGATTATAATGTAAAAATTTTGAAGATATAGTATAATATTCTTATAAAATATAATTTAGGGGGATATTATGAGAGAAGGAAAGAGAAGAAGAGGATGTCTATTTTGGTTTATTCTTATTATTTTATTTTCTGGAGTTGTTGGAGCAATAGCAGGGAACAGTACTAATAATGAAAGCACTGAAAAACAGAAAGAGGATTTAACTAAATATATTGGTGAAGAAGGTAGTATAGGAGATTTAAAATTAACTGTTAATAGCATTTCAAAAGCTAGTGAAATATCAGTAGCATCTGGTTATTTAGCATACACTCCAGATAGTGGCAAATATGGTATTATAAATTTAACAATAAAAAATCAAACTAAGGAAAGCCAATCTTTTATGCTAAATTCATTCACATTAATAGGACCAGATGATTCAAAATATGTTCCATCTTTATTGATTGATGTAGGAAATAAATATATAACTATGGATACTGTAAATCCTAATTTAGATGTAACAGGTAATATTGCATTTGAAATTCCTAAGGATTTACTAGTTTCTGATTGTAAACTAAAATATAGTGGTTCAGAGCAAGAATTTATATTAAAAGAAAAATAATATATAGATTTAAAAATATGAAGCATTTACTTTAAATAAGTAAGTGCTTTTTTAATTGAAAGGAGGTGATAATAATGTAAAAATTTTACTTATATAGTATAATTACATTATAAAATTATTGTACTGGGGGGGAATCTTATGGGGTTATTTGGAAAGAAAAAAGCAGATATATGTTGTATTTGTAATACTGAGATAGGAGTACTGAATATTGAAGATGGTTGGATATGCAATTCTTGTTTTAAAGAATATTGTGATGCACTTTCTATGACTAAAGCACCTAAAATTTTAAGAAAATTAGATATTGAAAAGACTATATCATCAACTAAAAAAAATAATGAACTTCAAAAAATATTTAATACAACTAATAATATAGAAAACTATATAGAATTTGATGAAGATAATAAAAAATGGTTTGTGTCTAAAAAAAGTATAAACGATAAAAAAACTCCTATCATTCATTCTTATGAAGATATCGTGGAATTTGAACTTCTTGAAAATGGTGAAACTGTAACTAAAGGAGGAATAGGAAGAGCTTTAGCGGGAGGAATTTTATTTGGAGAAGCAGGAGCTATAGTTGGAGGGATAACAGGTAAAAAAACAACAAGAAAAGTTGTTGATACATTTAAAATTAAAATAACAATTAATAATATTGATAATCCTATTGAGTATATCGAATTAATTAATAAAAAAACAAAAACTAATTCTAGTGCTTATGAGAAAGCTTACAAAGATGCCCATAAAATTTTATCAATATTATCTGCTATTACACAAAGCATTAAAGAGACAGACAATATAAATACTAAATCTGTAGCAGATGAGATATTAAAATATAAGAATCTTTTGGATATGGAAGCTATTACACAAGATGAATTTAATACTAAGAAAAAAGAATTATTGAATTTGTAATATAATAAACACTTACTAATGTAGGTGTTTTTTTATATGGAAATTTATGAAAGGAGAGTGAGGAAATGGCTACAATACAAACTTCAATAAAGATTTTCGACGGAATGACACCAGCATTTCGTAATATGACTAATTCTATTAATACAACAATTAATAGTTTAGAGAGATTGCAAGGCAGATTGAATAATCCACTCAATGCAGGTAATATACAAGCTTCTCAACAAAGTTTGAATAACATAGAAAGTATTCTCACAAGGATAGAACAGAAAATTGGAAGAAATACAAATGAACAAGAAAACTTTAATAATAAAATAAGACAAGGAAGTGAAGCAGGCTCTCTATTAGTATCTAAACTCAAAAGTTTGGCTGGCATATATATTGGAATAAGAGGTATAGAAAGTATTACAAAAGCAGCAGATACAATTGCAAGTACAAAAGCACGTTTAAATTTAATGAATGATGGATTACAGACAACAGAACAACTTAATAAGATGATTTATTTATCTGCTCAAAGTGCTAGGGCTTCTTATGCAGACACAGCAGCACAAGTATCTAAGTTAGGAATACTTGCAGGAGAAGCTTTTGGAAGTAGTGCAGAAGTTGTAAAATTTGCAGAGTTAATGAATAAGAGTTTCGTAATTGGAGGAACATCAGCATCAGAAGCTAGTGCAGCAATGTATCAGTTAACGCAAGCTATGGTAGCAGGAAAATTGCAAGGTGATGAATTTAGGTCTATCATGGAAAATGCACCACTTCTAGCTACTAAAATAGCTGAATCTATGGGTAAGGGTAAAGAAGCACTAAAAGATTTGTCTCGGACAGGTGCTATTACAGCAGATGTAGTGAGAAATGCTTTGTTTAAAGCAAGTGCTGAAATAGAAAAGAAATTCGAAAGTATGCCAATAACTTTTAGTCAAGCACTTACTATGATGAAAAATGATGCTTATATGATATTTGGTCAGACATTAGGAAAGATAAGTGGAGCATTGCAAAGCGTTAGATTTAGTGAAATTGTTGTATCTATAAGAAATGTTATGATTGCAATATCTTCAAACATTTACGATACATTAAATATTATAAAAAATATTTTAAATAGTGAATTCTTTTCAAACTTAGTACAAGGATTTACATTTTGTGTGGTAGTAATAACTAAAAGCTTAGGTTCTATTGTAAATACTGCATTAAATATAGTTAATATATTTGCACAAAATTGGAGTATAATAAAACCTATTGTATTTGGTGTAGCTTCTGTTTTTATATTGTTTAGAGGGGTTTTGCTAGCGACTAAAATAGCTACAATAGGTAACGTAATTGCGAATGTTGCTCACGCTGCTTCCTCTTCACTATCAGCACTTATGACTAATATACAAGCAGCAGCACTGATGCGTTCGAATGGAGCTACTTTATCAGCAACAATAGCCACTTGGGGTTTAAATGCAGCTTTATTAGCTTGTCCAATCACATGGGTAGTATTAGGTATTCTAGCATTTGTAGTAGTAGTTTTTGTTGCAGTAGCAGCAGTAAACAAATTCGCAGGTACAAGTTTAACTGCCTTAGGAGTAATTGTGGGTGCTGTATTTGCAGCAGTGGCAGCAATACAAAATGTTATGATATGGCTACTGAATGGCTGTATAGCTGTAAATGAAGGCATTACAAATGGTTGGAATCAATGTGTATATCTTATGAAACAAGCTATTGCAAAAGGTGTAATCTTTATAATCGAGAAAATGGCATCTCTAAATGATTCTGTAAATAATGCAGGAAACGCACTTGGTAAGGCTTTTGTGGCTGGGGCGAATATAGCAATCAGAGGAGTAAATAAGCTTATTGATTTACTAAACAAAATTCCTGGAGTAAATATTGGGAAAGTTGGAGAAGCAACATTTACGCCTGTCAAGGCAGATAATAGTTACATCAAACAACAGATTGACAGTTTAAATAAATGGGTAGGAGATGCACCAGAAAAAATAAAATTGGATAGAATGGGATATAAAGATATTGGAGCAGAATTTCAAAAAGGAAATGCACTTGGAACTAAATGGCAAAATGCTATAACTGATAAATTTAAAGATACTTTTGACATTAATAAGATGCTAGAAGATGCAAAGAAAAAATTAGGATTAGACGATTTGTGGAATAAACAAAATCCTTTAAACAACCTTGGTGGATTTGGTGGAGATTTAGGAAAAAATGTAAAAGACACAGCAGGAAACACAGCCAAAATGGCTAAAACAATGGATAAAAGTCAAGAAGACCTTAAATACTTAAGAGACATTGCAGAACAAGAAACAATAAACAGATTCACAGGAGTAAACATAAAAATTGATATGAACAATACTAACAATATAAGTAAAGACACGGATGTGGATGGTATAGTAAATGTTTTAACAGAAAAACTGAATGATGCTATGATTGTATCAGCAGAAGGAATAGTTTAGAAAGGAGGGATATAAATGGCTTATGACTTTTATTTAGATGGAGTACAATTACCAATACCTCCGCCAAAGTTAGAGATTAAAGTTACAAATAAAAACAAGATAGTTGATTTGATAAATACTGGAGAAGTAAACATACTAAAAAAAGAAGGATTATCTGAAATAAGTTTTGAAGCAGAATTTACACATAATAAGTTGCCATTCTATCGTGGAGCTTTTAGGGATGTTCAATTCTTTTTAAGTAAACTGGAACTATTAAAAACTGATTGTAAGCCATTTCAATTTATTGTATCGAGGGAATTAGGTAATAAAGTACTATTTAACACTAATATAAAAGTATCTCTTGAAGAGTATGCTATTTCAGAAGATGCAGAAAATGGTTCAGATACAAAAGTTGCAATAAAGTTAAAGCAATATAGAGATTACTCAACTAAAAAGTTAGTTCTTGCCCCTCCTAAAAATGAGACTGATAGACCTAATGTAAAGATAGAGCCAAAACGAGTTGATTCAGTCAATGCCACAAACACTAAAACTAAAACATATACAGTAAAAGCAGGGGATAGCCTTTGGTCAATTTGTCAGAAACAACTTGGTAATGGTTCATTATATAAGAAAGTATACGAACTAAATAAATCTATGATGGATAAGGCAAATAAGGGCAAAAACTTAAGTAAATACACTATTTATAAAGGGCAGGTGTTAAAACTTGGTTGATGAATTAGTGTTAGCAAATGATAGAGATGTAAGGTTAGTAATAGCTCATTGGGAAGATTTCTACGAACCTGCTGTCATTGATGGTATCACATGGGAGATAGAAAGAAGAGGAACACCTTCTAAGTTAGAATTTACAATAGTTATGGATGATATATTAGAGTTTTGCGAAGGAAATTCTGTAAGGCTGTATTATAAAGGAATAGGTATCTTCTATGGATATATATTTCAGAAGAAAAGAGATAAAGAAAATCACATTAAAATTGTTGCTTACGACCAGCTAAGATATTTTAAGAATAAAGATACTTATGTATATAGTAATAAAACTGCAAGTGAACTTGTAAAAATGTTGGCTAAAGATTTTAATTTAAAATACAATGTCATAGAAGATACTAAGTATAAAATATCTAGGATAGAAGAAAATAAAACACTCTTTGACATGATACTAACAGCACTAGATGATACTCTAAGAGAGAAAAAAGAAATGTATGTTTTATATGATGATTTTGGAAGAATAACATTAAAGAATGTTGCATCAATGAAATTAGATACTGTTATGAATAATGATGTCATAGAGGACTTTGACTACAATTCTTCTATTGATAGTGATACTTACACAAAGATTAAACTTGTAAGAGACAACGAGGAGTCAGGAAAAAGGGATGTATATATTGCTCAAGACTCAGCTCACATGAGAAGTTGGGGAATACTTCAAATGTTTGATACAGTAGATAAAAACATGAGTGAAGCAGAAATAAAGCAAAAGTGTGATATACTTCTAAAACTATATAATAAGAAAACTAAGTCATTAAGTTTAAAAAATGTGTTAGGAGATATTAGAGTAAGAGCAGGTTGTTTAGTACCTGTTTTTTTGTCGTTAGGAGATATTGATTTACAAAATTATATGTTAGTTGAGAAAGTAAAACATACATTTGAAAATAACAGTCATTTTATGGACCTAACTTTGGTTGATGGAGACGAATTTGCTTCTTATTCTTCATCAAGTTATAGTAGTGGAAATACTAATAATAAAAATGAGAAACAAAATGGTCCTGCACAAAGTACTACAAGTAAAGAAGATACTGATATGGCTAATAAGATTAATAAACTACTTAAAGGTAAATTATCAAATACAGGAAATATATTTGTTAAATATTCAAATGCTTATAAAGTTAATCCAGCACTCATGGCTGCTATATCTATGCACGAATCAGCTAGAGGGACTTCAAATATTGCAAATACTAAAAATAATTTCTTTGGAATGAAAAAAAATGGAGATTACATGAGTTTTTCTAGTGTAGACGAAGGAATAAAAAGAGGTATAAGTAATTTATCAAGAAACTATATCCATATAGGACGAAAAACTTTAGAAAGCATCAGAAATAAATATTCTTCTAGTTCAGACAAAGAATGGGTAAAATGTGTAGGTGCATTTTATAAGCAAATAACAGGAAGTACTTATAATTCTAATAGTGCAGGCACAGGAGTTGGAAGTAATGAAGAAGCAGAAAAGAATTTAAAAGATTTAACTTATCAAGTTCAAAACAATAATTCTAATACATCAACAAACAATAATAATAAAGTAAGTAAAGTTATTCAAGAAGCAAAAAATCAACTTGGCAAGCCTTACAAATGGGGTGGTAATGGTCCAAAGAGTTTTGACTGTAGTGGTCTTATGGTGTGGGCATTTAAAAGAGGTGCAGGAATAAATCTCAAAAGAGTTTCAGCAGACCAATCAAAAGATAGTAGAGGAAAACTATTATGTAACATAAATGATGTAAAAGCTGGTGATTTAGTATTCTTTGCATACAACAAAGGAAAAGGAAATGTACATCATGTTGGACTATATATAGGAAATGACCAATATATTCATGCTCCACAAACTGGTGACGTAGTAAAAATAAGTAGTTTAAGTGGTAGACAAAAGAAAAAGCATGATTTTGCAAGAGCTAGAAGATTCTTTTAAGTGAGGTGATAAAGTGTCACAAGAATTATTGCAAATAATTAAGAAGGCTGCAATGGATGCAGTAGAAACAAGCAATCCAATGCAAATTGCATTTGGAACTATAGAAAGTGTTAATCCTTTGATAGTTAAGATAGAACAAAAAGCATCTTTTGAAGAATTTTTTCTAATACAAACAGAGACTTTTAAAAGATATACAGATAAAAAAATAGGGGATAAATTAGTCTTAATTAGGATGCAAGGAGGACAGCAATATTTGATTTTAGATAGGATGTGATGAAATGTTACCAACAGATAACATTGACTATGATATAGAAGATGTATCGATAATTAATTTTGATGTTAGACAAGAACCAAGTAAGACGTTTAAATTGAATATAGAGAAAAATAGAGTAGATGGTATTTGTGATGATGTAGAAGCATTAAAACAAACCATTTTTTTAATTTTAAATACTGAAAGGTATGAGCACCTTATTTATTCTAGAAATTATGGTGTTGAATTAAATGATTTAATTGGAGAACCTATTTCATATGTAATACCCGAACTTGAAAGAAGGATAACAGAAGCACTAATTCAAGATGATAGGATTGAAAATATAGATAATTTTGAGTTTCAAAATATAAAGGGTAAAGTACAATGTAGATTTTCAGTTCATACAAAATATGGAAATATAAAAGCAGAGAAGGTGGTGAGTGTATAATTGTTTGAGTTAATGACATTTGAAAATATAATTAAAAGAATGTTAGATAGTGTACCAGATACTTTTGATAAAAGGGAAGGTTCTATAATATATAATGCTCTTGCTCCTGTTGCTATAGAACTTACAGAAACATACATTGCTATGGATGAATTACTAGACCAAACATTCGTAGATACTGCTAGTTATTATTATTTAGAGAAGAGATGTAAAGAGAGAGGTATTACACCACTTGAAGCCACTAATACAATTGCAAAAGGAGTTTTTAACATAGATATTCCTATTGATTCTAGGTTTAATCTAGGAGAATATAACTATGTAGCAATTGAGAGAATATCTGAAGGTATATATAAGATGAAATGTGAGACTGCGGGACCTATTTTTGAGTTGGGACAACTAATACCTATCGAATATATAGACAAATTAGAAACAGCAGAACTGACAGAAATACTGATAAATGGAGAAGATGAAGAGAGTGAGGATAGTTTAAGACAAAGATATTATGATAGCCTAAATTCACAGAGCTTTGGTGGAAATATGCAAAATTATAAAGATGAAGTTAACAAAATACAAGATGTTGGAGGAGTTAAGGTTTATCCTGTGTGGGACGGTGGAGGAACTGTTAAGTTAGTAATAATTAACTCTAATTTCAAAGTACCATCAGAGGATTTAGTTAATTTAGTGCAAGAAGAAATTGACCCAATTGGACATCAAGGACAAGGCTTAGGATTAGCACCAATAGGGCATAAAGTTACTGTTACAGGTGTTGTAAGTACAACTATAAATATATCAGCAGAGATAACATACAAAAATGGCTACACTTGGGAGAATATAAAATCAATTGCAGAAGAAGCAATAGACGACTATTTAAATGAACTTAACATGAGTTGGGAAGATGAAGAAAACTTAATAGTCCGTATATCTCAAATTGAAACTAGATTACTTAGTATTGATGGAGTATTAGACATTGCAAATACAATGATAAATGAGGTTAAATCTAATCTAACAATAAATAGTAACAGTATAGTAGTGAGAGGTGAGGTAGTTGGATAAAGAGATTAATCTAATAAATTACTTACCACAAATTCTACAAGATAAAGAAGAATATATAAAAGTATTTAATGTAGGAAATAAAGAAATAAAAATATTACATGATAAATTAAAGGACCTATCAAATGACCAGTTTTTAGAGGACCTAACTATAAGTGGTATAAAAAGATGGGAAAAGATAATGTCTATAACTCCTAAAAGTAATGAGAGTTTAGAAGATAGAAGGTTTAGGATTTTTAGTAAATATATAAGTAAATTACCTTACTCAGAGAGATTTTTAAGGAATTGGCTAGATAGTATAGTTGGAGAAGGTAATTATGAGTTAACTATTAATAATGCTACTTATAATATACATCTTGAAAGTGATGCTAGAAATCAAGATTGGTTTGAGGAAGTTCATTCTTTTGTAAGTAATATTAAGCCATGTAATATGACTTTAGATTACACTAGAGTGCTTATAAGCAAAGACAATTATATGAATTTTGGTATAACAACCCTAATGGGTCAAGAAATAACTATATACCCTTGGAGTCCACCAGATATAGAAACTTATGGAGAAATTGATGTATTAACTGGCAATGGAGTTGGATACCAAGAGATAACAATATTTTAGGAGGTGATATATTGGCTATAGATAAAAGTTATTACACTATAATTACAGATGTAGGAAAAGCAAAGATAGCAAATGCAAGTGTCACAGGTAATAAAGTGGGATTTGTAAAAATTCAACTTGGTGATGGAGGAGGGAGTGAATATACTCCAACTGAGAGTCAGACAGCTCTCAAAAACGTGGTATGGGAAGGCAATATTGGAAATACAACTACAGATGAAACTGCACCAAATTGTATAATATTAGAGAGTTTAATACCATCAAGTGTAGGCGGATTTATGATAAGAGAAATAGGATATTTAGATGATGAAAATAATTTAATTGCCATTTCTAAATACAAAGAGTGTTATAAACCTTCTATAGAACAAGGTGCAGTGGTAGACATGAAGGTTAAAACTGTGCTTATTGTATCTAATGTAAATAATATAGAACTTAAAATTGACCCAACAATAATCTTTGCAACACTCAAAGATATACAAGACTTAGAAACTAAAATAGGTACTGTTAATACTAAAATAGATACAACTAAAACAGAATTAACAAATAATTTAGAAACTGCTAAAACAGAGTTAAATACTAGAATTGACACAGAAAATGAGAAACAAAATATTAAAATTGACCAACTTATTGCAGGTGGCTCTAATGTGGCATCTACTCAAACAATAACAATTGACGATTGGGTTGAGGATGCAGAAAATGGATTCAAAGCAACTGTAACACATAGTTTATTAACACAGAGAATAGTTGTAAATATTATAGATGTTACTACAAAAGAAAATGTAGTTACAAACTTTAAAATTATAGATGATAATTCTATAGAAATTAGAAGTGAAGTAAAAGCTGAGTTAAACGTTTATGTGATAAATGGAAATGCAGAAACTCATTTTATTAATGCGACTGTGGATGATAACAGAGTGTCTGAAATGACTACTTATTCGTCTAAGAAAATCGAGGATAGATTGATTAATATAGAAGAAAAAGTAAATGGTGGTTTATCTAGTATTGCAACAAGTGTAAATGAGTTGATAACTTATTGTTAAAGGAGAGTGAGAAAATGCAGACAGAATGGAACTTTGGGTACAATGGTTCGCCACAAAGTGTTATATTGAAACCTGGCAAATATAAATTTGAATGCTGGGGTTCTTCTGGAGGTATCAACAATTCTTCTTGGTATACTGATGCTAAAGGCGGATATTCTAAAGGTGAAATTACATTAAAAAAACAAACTACATTATATGTTTACGTCGGCGAAAGTGGTTTTGCTTCTTCATCTACGAGTAATAACACTAAAAGTGGTTTTAATGGCGGTGGTAAAGGTTATTTAAATCAACAGATTATGGGTACTTATTATTCTATGTACGGTGGTGGTGCTACCGATATAAGACTTGTTGGTGGTGCTTGGGATAATGAGCAAGGTTTGCTATCTCGTATAATTGTCGCAGGTGGTGGCGGAGGTTCATATTATCCTTCCACTGGTGGTGCAGGAGGAGGATTAGAAGGAGGTACTGGGTATAGTTCTAATGACAGATACCGTCCCGGTGGTACTCAATATCAAGGTGGTATTGGTCGTGTAAATACAGAAAACGGAAGTTTTGGAAAAGGGTGTTCTGTTAAAGATTCAACTGGCGAAGGCGGCGGAGGTGGCTGGTTTGGTGGTGCAGGCATGAATGGTGTAGGAGCAGGTGGAGGTGGAAGTAGTTATGTATTGACTAAAGACAGTTATAAGCCTACTGGCTACACACCAACATCTGAATATTATTTTGATAATATTGTTATGACACCGGGTGGAAATACTGCTGGTGCTTATGGTTACGCACAAATAACTTTACTTCAATCATTACCATTTTTAAATATATCATCTTATAATTCTACACAAGCAACATTCAAAGCTGACCACACTGACCCTACTTTATTGACTAAGATAGAATATTTTATAGATGATGTATTAAAAGAAACTATAACAACAGATTTAACAGAAGAAAAAACAATTAACTATACACTAGAAGATAATGCACTACACACACTTAAAATAGTTGTTACAGACAGTAATAATGCTACAGCAGAAAAAGCTGTCAGTATAAGTAAGAATATAATGCCATTGCCCGAAAATGTTAATTTAAATGATATATCTACTAAACTAGTTGAAGTTAATGCAGGATTTAAGACTGGTAAAACAAGTATTATAAACACTTTGGCACTAAAGAATATAGAAGCAAGTTTAAATAACACATTAGTCGAGTTGTCAGAGAAAATAAAAACAAGTTTTGATAGTTCAGACGCTAGTGTACAGGATTTGATGAACCAGTTAACACAAGCTAATAACACTATAAGTCAGTTAAATTCTAAATATAAAGTTGCTAGTGGCAATAGTGTTGTTAATTATTGTACTAATACAAAAGGATTTTATTTTAATAGTGACTATCTGTTCCTATTTCCTGGAGCCATTCAAATTAACGGACTTAATTTTGTTCCTAATATATTTTTTACTACTTTTGAATTAATTGATGATGGTTATTTTCATAAATATTTTGTTTTTGCTTGTCGTGGTATTTTCACTCAAGATTTTGTAATTACTGCTCATTATTATCGTCTAACATCATATTTACAAGATTTTAAAGTTGGAGGTGAGGTTCTTAAATTAAATGAACGTGATGTTTATATGGATAATAGAGGTATACAACTTCCTTGTTCAAGACAAGGTTCTTCTTTTAAATGGCAAGCTATAAAATTTATTTAATAAATGAGGTGATAAAATGGATAGAGCAAATAGAATAATTTACGACCAGACAGGCAAAATACTGCTACAGACAGGGGAAGCAACAGGAGATATACTAGAACATGATACAATAACAGAATTACATTATATTGATGTTGAGTATGGAAGTATAGACTATACAAGAAATAGAATTATAGGTATAAATATAGAAACAAAAGAACCAATTTTAGAAGAAATACCAGTATTTATCTCGGAGGAAGAAAAAAGAATACAAGAGTTAGAAAATCAAATTTTATTAAATGAAAATAAGAAAGTAGGAGGAATTTTATAATGAATATAAATAATGTTGTGGTAAGAATATTAGCAGAGAGAATATTAAACGGAGGCTTAAACCCTTTAAAAAATCGAGAATTTGAACTGGATGATGTAACTAATGCAGAATACAGAAAAGCAGTAGAGGATTATATAATTAGAGAAAGTGGAGTAGTCGAAGAAGCAGAACCAACTATATAGAGGGTTCTTTTTTATTGAAAGAAGGTGACTAAATGACTTTTAAAGAGTTAGTTAATAAAGTTAGAAATCTTGTATTAGAAGCAAAGAATGTAACTATAGAAGATACAGAAAATAACTTTACAAGTGATAATGTAGAAGGAGCATTGAAAGAGGTTTTTCAAAATGGAGTTAATGCTAAAAGTAATGTAGTAACAGCATTAAACTCCAAAGGTGCAGATGTTACTACAAGCGATACATGGGAAGAAATAAAGAATAAAATTGATATAAAAGAGGGGAGATTAGATTTAAGAGAAACAATACTTGCAAATAGTTATTCTTCATATTTGGTTACAAATGGTGCTATAAAATATATTGAAAAATATAGTGGGAGTTTAAAAGCATTAGAATATGAAGAACCCTATTTTTATGCAATTAAAGGTACACATTTAATTAAAATTAATGCAATTGATGAATCTGTAATTTTTGATATTACTTTAGCCAATGCTAACTTCTCATGTATCTGTGTTACTCAAGAGTATTTATTTATATCTGACAATACTAAATTATATAAAATAAATAAGTTAACAGGAAATGAAGCACAGTCAATAGAAGGTTCTTATTATAAGCTATGTACTTATGGGGAATTTATTTATGGAATATATGGAGATGAGACTTCTTCAATACTTCACAAAATAAGAATATCGGATATGTATATAATGCTAACTAAAGATATGTCCTCTGATAGAATTTATGACTTTGAAAGAGGCAAATTTGTATGTAATAATAATGGTATTTATGCTACAACAGAACACTCAAATTCAAGTGGTCTTACAGAATGTTACCTAACTAAAATAAATTTTGATTTTAGTGTTGCGAAAAGTTTTAGAATTGGAGGATATTTATATGAAAAAAACATTAAGTTTTTAAATGATTTTGTTTTTGTATCTGATAGTAGCAGAAGCATAGAAGTTGAGAGTGGTAAAAAAAGTGGATTAGCAAAATATGATGCAAATCTAAATTTGATTACTTATGGTGGGTCAGATAGATATGAAAATTTTGAAATATATAATGGATATATATATACATTTAATTCACTTTCTAGTAGCCCATTTATAAAAATAAATTTAAATACTCTTAAAGAAGTTAATAGCTACCGAACGCTCATTAACACAAATCCTCAAAAAGGTATGTTTATAATAAACAATATAATTTTTTTTATTGGTGGTGGCATTCACAGAAATATATTATCAAAAAAGGTTTATTCAGATGAAAAAGGAGAGGAATTATGATTTATTTAGGAAATTTACTAGACACAGAGGAACAAAATATAAAATATGTTGGTATGATACACTATGAACCAAATTTGTTATCGGAGGAAAACTTAAAACAAGGAATTTTGGTCGAGGAATTACCAACACCAAAATACACAGAAAATAAAGAAACAAAGTTATTTATAAATATAGATACTAAAGAGGTTTTCTATAGATATACAGATATTAAAAGTAGCATAGAAGATAAAGTAAATTCTACAGAACAAACAATAGCAGATTTAACATTTCAATTAATGAGTAATGGGGTGATATAGTATGAATTGGTATAAGATAATAACAGATTTCTATAATAATGGTAATTGGACTAAAGAGCAAGTTAAAACAGCGGTTACAAAGAATAAGATAACAGCAAGTGAATATAAAGAAATTGTAAGAGAGGACTATATAGCGTAGTTCTTTTAAATAGACTTAGATAATTTCTAAGTCTTATTTTAATGCAGAATAAGGAGGAAATATGAACGTAACAATAGTTTTTTTAGCAACAAATATATTTATAAAATTAGTAATATTAGCAATAGCATTTGATACACTGTTAGGTTGCTTAAGAGCAATAAAAACACATCAGTTTAATAGCTCTTTTGGAATAAATGGAGGAATAAGAAAAGTAGCAATGATAGCATGTATATTTTTTCTAGCAGTAGTTGACATTCTTACAAAGTTTAACTTTTTATTTATGTTGCCACAAGATTGGGTTGATTTTTTGCGATTAAATCATCTTGGAATATCTGAATTTTTCTCTATTTTATTTATTCTATATGAAAGTGTAAGTATATTAAAAAATATGTACTTATGTGGATTACCAGTTCCTAAACGATTAAAAGAGAAAATAGGTAGTTTATTAGATACTATGACAGATGAATTAAATGTTAAAGGAGGTAGTAAATAATGAAAATATGTATAACAGTAGGACACAGTATTTTAAAAAGTGGAGCATGTACTTCTGCTGATGGAGTAGTTAACGAGTATCAATACAACAAATCTCTTGCACCAGTATTAGCAGATACATTTAGAAAAGAAGGGCATAAGGTAGATGTAATAATATGCCCAGAAAAGCAGTTTAAAACTAAGAATGAAGAAAAGTCTTATAAAATACCTAGAGTTAATAGTGGAGGATATGATTTACTTATAGAGTTACATTTAAATGCAAGTAACGGTCAAGGTAAAGGTTCAGAAGTCCTATATTATAGTAATAAAGGCTTAGAGTATGCAACTAGAATATGTGATAAACTAGGTACAGTATTTAAAAATAGAGGTGCTAAATTAGATAAAAGATTATATATCTTAAATAGTTCAAAGCCTACAGCAGTATTAATTGAAAGTTTCTTCTGTGATAATAAAGAAGATTATGATAAAGCTAAGAAACTAGGTCATGAAGGTATTGCTAAGTTAATTGTAGAAGGTGTATTAAATAAAAATATAAATAATGAGGGAGTTAAACAGATGTACAAACATACAATTGTTTATGATGGAGAAGTTGATAAGATACTTGCGAATGTGCTTAGTTGGGGCTATAGTCCAAGCAAAGTTTTAGTTTGTGATATAAAAGATTACGTACCAGGTCAGACGGAAAATTTATATGTTGTAGGAGGTGGCGCATGTGAAAAGATAAGTTCTATTACTAAAGAAAAATTTATTATGATAAAAGGTAATGATAGATTTGATACACTTTATAAAGCATTGGATTTTATTAATAGATAGATAAAAGTTATCAACTAGAAGTGGTTGTTTGTTGTGATAACTCTATTATTGTAATATAATGTAAATATATTATTGTGATAATGGAGGATTTATGTATGGATGCATTGGTTTATGAGAGATTTGTAAGAGCAGCTTTTAGTATTAAACTTAATAACTTGATTAATAGAAGCGAAGATTTAGGTGGATTGGCTGAAGCTGATATCTTTAGAGCAGCAAATAATTTACATGAATTAAATGAGATAAAAATAGGTACTGGGTATGCTATTGCAATATTTAATAATGAGATATTAGAGTCTTGTAATGTTTCTGATAATGATAGCAATAGAATGATTGAACTATTTGATAGAAGTTTAATTGCAACTTCTAGGGAGGAAATATTGGATATTATAAGAGAATATGAAACTTATAGAGGACGATATCTTACTTTTAATTGGAAGAGATAGAATGTTTAAGTTAGGAAGTAGTAATTATAGTTAGTTATTACTTTCTTTCACATATTTTTATTATTTCAATAAGATTATTTCCAAATAATAATTTATTCAATGATAATAAGTAGAAAATAAAATTTTGAATCAATATAAAATTTAATGAAATGAGGTAGTAAAATCATGGATAAAAAAATAGACATAGCGAAGTTTATAGTAAATAGAATTGATTACTATATTGAAAAATCAGATAATAAAGCTAGTTTTTTACTATTATTAAATAGCGCAATTATAGGTTTTTTATTTTCAGGGAAGGAAAAAATAATGAATCACTTAAGTATAAGTAATATCAGATGTTTAGAGATGCTATTTTACATTGTTATATTATGTATATTTGTTATTTCAATTTATTTTTCGATTATGGTTTTAAAGCCAAGGAATTCTAAAATAGAAAATGAATATAAATCTATTTTTTATTATAAAGAGATAGCATCTTTAAATAATGAACAGTACAAAGAAGCATTTGAAAATGCATTTAAAGACGAAGAAAACTTGATTAATGATGCACTTGTTCAAATAAAAGAATTATCTTTAATCTGTGATAAGAAAATGTATAATGTAAAAAAGTCAGTAGAAGCTTTTATTTTAGGTGGTATTATATTGTTTATATATATACTTGTAGTAGTTTTTAATGCTATTTAGAAAATGTTTTATTTGGTTAGTATTCCTCTATGAAGATAGAATCAAATCATAGAAGAATACTATTTACATATTTGTAGATTCTTGTAATTGATTTTCATTTAATTTTTTAAATGCTAGTTTTAAAGTTTCTTTAAAATCAGGTACTGTGTTTTCATTAAAATCTTCAAGTTCATCCTCTCCTATCCATGCAAGTTCATTATGTTTTGATGTGGGTTCAAATTTAGAAATATCATAATCATTTATTATTTCTGCGAGAGTTATAATGCCTTTGTGTAAACCATCACTTTTTTTAACTTGATAAATTGCTAGAGGTATAGGTTGGCAATCATCTTTTCTTGTGCAATCAGTAATAGGTTCAATGTTTATATTAAAATCTTTTTCATATTCATCTTTAATAGTATTTATAATTGAAGTTTCTAGACTTGCCTTAGCACAACCAAATTCCCATTTACTCGCATTATTATTTCTATTATCACTTCTTTTCGCAATTAATATTTTTGAAGTTGATTTATTATAACAAACCGCAACACAGTGTAATTCCATTAAATCTACTTTTATATAGTCTTTATCTATTGTATTTTTATCATAACTGGGGTTTGTTTTAGAAATTACGTCACCTATTTTTTCAATCTTATCACTAAGGTTTCTGTCTATAAGTATTTTATCCAAAGCCTTGTCTACAGAATTAAACATAAAAGAATCAATTAGTAATTTACTTTCTCCTTTTTTATTAAAAAAATATTCTCGAACCAATTCATTTTCTTCTATTTCATCAAAAGAAAAACTATCATCAAATTCTATATCATTATTTTTTCCTTTATTATGATACCAAATGATAGGGTATAGTTTATCTTTCCAGATACCCTTTAATTTTTTATATGTAATTATATGTAATTTAGATAAAATATCAGTTTTTCTTGATAATATATAAGCTAGTTCAAAACTAAGAACAAGTCTTTCTGGGCATGTTTGCTTTGATATTCTGAAACCAGCATCAATATCATTTCCTAAGAACTCAAATATTTTATAATTATTGGATAAATCGTACATAGCAGAAATATTTTCATATTGTTCATTATTTTCTAAAGCATTAAAATTAGGATTTCTTGATACTATAGCAATCCAGGCCGCTCCTTTTAATGAAATAATATTTTGAAGTTTCATTAAGTATTTTTCAGATTCAGAAAATCCTTCTAGTGTAGAGAATATATTACCACTTTTTATATCTTTAGCAGTGCTTGTTAAAATATCAAAGATTATATCTATGTATTTATAAATTTCATCATAATTTTTTAGTACGATAATGAAAATTACCTCATCACCAAGAACTCTCCAAAGTTGTGCTTTAAGGTTTTCATAAACTCTATATTGTAACTTACGAATTATATGTGATAATACCTTAGCCCATCCGCTATAATTTATATTTTTATATAATGATGAATTAGCTATATCAAAAGAAAAGAACAAAATCACTTCTGGATGATTAGGTTCTTTTTCTTTTTCATAAATATCAGTATTAATATTTTCTTGAAGTTTTTCCTTATACTTTTTAAGATTAAAAGCGTTTTCGTTTTTAGCTGAATTATGAACATTATTTACATTTTGAGTTTTATATTCTTTATCATCTACCATTGTAAATATCCTAACCATTTCCCTCTATTAGATGCTGCATAAGAGGAAACATTAAAGTATTCTGCAATTTTTGAAGTGTCGACCTTATTACCTACTGTGTTTTCATCCATAATTCTTTTATATTCATGTTTAGGCATCAACAAGGCTGCTGCAAATTCATTGGATTGATACTCCTTATTGGTATTGCCACTTCTAAAATACTGATTTCCATCTTGACTATTCCATAGTTCATCATCAATGCCATAACCCATGTGTAAAAATAAATGTCCAAGTTCATGAGCAATGGTAAAATTCTTTCTGGTATCTGGTTGATAAGGAGATACCACTATTTCAAATGAATCATCAACTTTTCTAATAAATCCATCAGAGTATCCACTTAAAGAACTATCTTCTATTACCTTGCCTCCTAAAGCATCAACAACTTGATTTATATTTACTATTGGAATTTGGATTTTGTATGTTTGGATAATATCTTGGGTTATATCATTAATTAGCTCTCTGATTTTGAAATCCATAAAATCACATCCTTATATAATATTTTATTTAAATAATTATTTATTATAATATTCATTATATCAAAAACTATTTTTTTTGGTACATTTAATATTAATTATTTTCATTAACCTTTTGTATTATACAATATAATTATACCATATAAAAACTGTTTTTTGTCGAATGTATGTTTGAAAAAATAAAAATTAGTAAATTATCTTAAAAATAATTAGATATACTTTGGAAGCAATAAGAATATTAACAATAAGATAAATCGTTGAAATACCAACATGTGTTAAATAATAACAATAAACAAATAATAAAATTTTAGATTTCAGAATATGAAAGAACCAAAAAACGATTAACTAGTAATCTTAATTAAATTCATTTAGTTGATGTTAAAGTATGAAAACTATAGTAGAAGTTGTAATAATAAAACGAACGAAAATTATCATACTAAAACATAATACATGCTATAATTGTATTAGATAAATGCTTGAATATATACCAAAAGTACTCTTTTTATAAGAGTGCTTATTTTTTTGAAATTCATCAACATATAAACTATCAAGAACATTACTCAACACACCTTAAAATTGATTTAAATTCTTTTTCATACACAAAGTTATATGATATAATAAAAAAGTAAATATGTAACCCCAACACATCTTTACTAAGTCAAACATTATTATATAGAGCATTCTTCATTATGGAGAGTGCTTTTTCATTTCTTTGAATAATCATGTTGATTATTTATAATATTTTCATTTAATTTATCTTTATCTATCAAATTTAATGCACAATTAATACAAATGTTAGTTTTCATATGACTTTTCTTATGAAAAGTAATATACTTATTATCATCTTTATTTATTCCTTTATTACAGTAATCACATAATATAGTCTTAGTCATATTTTTATTCCTTTCATTTTATATTTTCTATAATTAAGTTTAACATATTTAGTATATACCTATGTATATATATATTTAAAACAATGTTTTTTATTGCAATATAGAATATATTGTATAAATAAAAAATATGAAGAATAGATATTTGATAATTGTAAAATTATGTTATAATTAAAATGCAAGAATAATCTTGTGGAACTACAATCTAAGAGTGGAGCTTCATTTTCTACATTCCATCCCTTAAAAGGAAGGAGGTGGAGAAATGAGCGAATTTTTACTAGGAGTGTTAGCTAGTTTAACAGCTAGCTTTATTACATATATTATTTCCAGAAAAGTAAAAAGCCACTCTGGCAGGAGTGACTTTGAGCTTGATGTAAAAATCAAGTTTAATAAAAAACGACATTAATATTTAGTTAATGAAACTTCACTCTAGGCTAATAGATTGTAGTTTCTTTTTTTGTTTTTGATACGAATTTACATCTTTATTATATCGCATTTTGAGAAAAAATAAAACTATGAATATTAGAAATATATTTTATTTTATCTCTAAGTATATATATTATTAGCCACCTAAAAAACTTTCACAAAAACAAAAAGAGTATATGTTTTTGATAACTGGATGATATAACTTATAACTCATTTTACAATTCTTAGTTCATATATATTTATGCCACTAAATTTCTCTAGTTTTGCCGATTTAGTTTTATTCTACAACTAAAATAATACAATAGAATTAGTTATTATTCAACAGGATAGTTTGAAAGTTGAATAATTTTATAGATATGAAAGTTATTTTTCTTCTAAGAAAACAAACTAAAACAGTAGAATATTTGGTAAAAATTACCTATAGTTTTTGTCTTAAAAAGCTCTTATTATTAACTTGAACTAGAACAATCGAAGGAGTGACATAAGTTGAAAGAAGAAATATTAGTAGAAAAATTATTAAGAGCAGAATTAATAGTAATGGAGTATTTATGGAAAAAAGATTCTCTAGTGACTAAAAAAGAAATTGTAAAAGAAATGAGACAGGTTTATGGATGGCATAAAAGTACAATAAAAATACTACTAAAAAGGCTAGTTGACAAAGGTTATTTGGCCAGAGATATTATAAAGTTTCAATCTCATTATAAAATAATAATAGATAACAAAGAATATTATGCTTTTAAGAAAAAAGTGTTAAAATCTAGCAAAAGCAGAAAAATAATGCGTTCTCTTACTACTACACATAAGTCTATAAGTAAAGAAAAACTAGACGCATTAGAAGAATATTATAGAAATTTAGAAGAATAATTTCGAGATGGAAAAAATTGGATGGTAATATTTAGTGTGATTCTCTTGTTTGGAAAACTTTATTGAGATAGAATTTAACATATACATAATTCGATAAAGGGGTGTGACTATGAAAATTAGTAAATTACCAGAAGCAGAATTAAAAGTTATGAGATATATTTGGGAAGCTAACGATGTATTAACTTCTAAGGAATTAGTTGCCGCAATGGAAGAAAAATACGAATGGAATGAATCAACTACATTCACAGTTTTAAAAAGGTTAGAGCGAAGGGAGTTTTTAAGTACAGAGAAAATAGGTAAACTTACACACTATAATGCAATGGTAAAAGAGAAAAAATATCTAAGATTTGAAACAAAGGAATTTTTGAAGAACATACACAAGAATTCAATTTCAAGTTTAATATCAGCGTTACATAGTAAAGATGATGAAGTGGATGAAGATAAATTAATCGAACTCGAAGAACATTTTAAAAATTTAAAAGAGAAAGAATAAATAAAGATTATTTTAGGTGGCAAATTATTTTTGCCACCTTTTTTGCCACCATGACAGTTTAATAAAATAAAATACAAATAAAGAAATATAAATAAAATAGAATAAAGAAATTGTTTTAGATAGGTTGTAAATAAATGTACTCATAAAAACATAAATAAATATAAATAAACATAAATAAAATATAAGAATTTCTGTGAGAAATGCACTTAATGAACTTGTAAAAGAAGATATATTATGTAAAAAACGTGGTAAAGGGACTTATGTAACAATACCAGAGAGAATAGAAGCAACATGTGCAGGAAATAGTTTTACTAATTCTTGTCATCGTATTAATGCAAAACCAAGTACCAAAATAATCTCTGTTTTAATAAAAAAAGCAGATAAGCAAGTAGCTGAAGCTTTAAGTATTGAACTAGAAGAGAAGGTAATATGTATTAAAAGACTTAGATTAATAGATGAAGTACCTGTTATTTTTGAAGTTGACTATTTTAGAATAGATTACATGTTTTTATTAAAAGAAGAATTAGAAGATAAATCTTTAATGGAGGTTATATCTAATAATATAAGCACATTACCTAAACGAGTAGAAAATATATTTGAAGTAAAACATTCAAACAAAGAATATTCTGACCATCTTAAATGTGCAAGTAATATGCCACTATTGAAAGTAAGACAATCGGTGTATACAGAAAATAATGATGTCTTATATTACAATGAGCAATTTATAAGAAGTGATAAGTACAAATATGCAGTATCAGCAGAAATATAA